ATATTTGGGAAACAAAAAGAGGGTATGATGGAGGGGTAAAATAAAATAATAAAGGAGTAAGAAATTTTTCCACACTTTTCTATAAGAATCGGTAGTTAGTGGGATAAGGTATATATTTATCAATGAGTTACAACTGTGGGGAAAAATTTTTCTCATTTCCACACATCTAAATATCAAGGAGTTACATTTCCACACGAGGGTATTTTTCTTCCACACTTTTCCACAAATCGACCCTTTTGAGGTCATTTTTCTCCATCTCACCTGCTCGGACCCCTCCGGGTCGGACCCCAAAAATAGGCTTTGAACCACCCCCTGATTTTGGTATTTTCTGGAAATGGGCGAAGCGTCCGCAACGCCTGAATCGTACCTTCACGTACCCCAAGCCACATTTTTGTGTTGACTTCGGTCTCAGCTTGCGCTATGGTTCCTCTGCTCGGTAGGAGCAATTTCGCACCTGCCCAAACAAAGAAAAAACCAAAATGGACAACGAAGAAAATGCACCGAATGTGATGTCCTTGCACTATCTAGAAACGGATTTCTGGGTACAGCTTGGGTCGCCTCGCGTACATGTAGGTGGTTGCAACGACCCGCACGATGTAGGGATTGATGAACTGTTTAGGCTGGTATCGCCCGCTACGTGCGTTACGAACCTCAACGAAAACGTGGACGTAGAGGCTATCCTGCTCGCCATGAATACGTATAGGTACGTGAAGAACGGAGAATATAGTAGGCTCTCTCCTGTTGCTATTGAAGCTATGGAGGTTATAGACGTGGAGGAAGGAATGGAACCGGAAACGGCCCTTCTCCCCTTGCTCAAATCAAAGCTCCCCGCAATAACGGCCAGCGTAAGATTCCTGCCTATAGAAGATAGCCCACTCCTCTTCTATAGCCGGAAGAAGCTAATCAATATACAGCCTTGTTCTTGGGAACACACAGGGTATTTTTGCATCGACATTGACCGTGGCAAACAAGGGAACGAAGAAGACGAAAGTGAACTGTGGAGTAAGTGTTCCGCTACATTACCTTTGGTTCCGGGCTTCCGTCTCATGTTCGCCAGCCCCAATGGTGGGGTAAAGGCCCTTTTCTGTGTAGACGGGGAAACCCGGTATTGGCTTGAGGAAGGAGATATTCCTACCCGCTTGGGCAAGCACAAGCACGTATACACCCAGCTATTGGAAGCTGTAGCGGCTCACGGCATCTTCGGGGACCCCAAGTGCTGTGATGTTGGAAGGCTTACCTACCTGTATAATGAGCGGAGCTACTTTACCGAGGAGTTGAACCCTTCCTTCTTTACGCCGGAAAGGGAAGGATTTGTACCCGCCCCCGAAACGCTTACCATTGCGGAAGGCGAAGGATTCCCCTCCGGTCTTGCCCGGTTCTTGGATTGGATGGGTACAAAGGAACCAGCTATCGCTAGGTTTCTTTCCTACCATCTCACCTACTATCCTGACGGGTACAAGAGTCCCTGCCCTTGCTGTTTAGGCCGGACTACCGGGGTCAGCGGAAATAAGGACCTCTGGCTTATCCCGGGGGACGAAGAGTACGGAACCATACGGGCTACATGCCTTCACAGTTCCTGCACAAATGGTGTTAGCAGTGTGGACGGCAAACCCGTTAAATCCATGCAGGATTGGTTGAGGGAATATGAAGCCGAGACCAGCGAAGCCATGAGTACTGGAAGCAGAAAAACCGTAACGTACTCAACGCCCTTAATGAGCACAACGCCCGATACGAACGTAGCTTCCAACACTACCGAAAAAGGCGATACTGCCACTGCGCCCGTAACGAACGATACGAACGCTACGGACGAGGAGGAGGGCGAAGCCGACAACCCTATAGGAGCGAACAGCGACTATTTCGAGCCGATTATTTCTAGCTACGTGAATAGCCATACCAGCAGGGGTACTACCTATTTCAGCATGTACAAACCCCTGTCCAGCCGGGAGATTCTGGCTACGGCGAAGGACTATGACGAAAGCAAGCTGGAAATGGAGGAGGTTAAAGGGAACCCCGTACCGTGCCTGAGCATGGACAACATCGAGTACCTCCTTACTACCTGCTTCCAACTGTACCCGTTTTATGACAGCACTGCTGGGGACAGGATTGTGGTAGACATGGACCGGATGAACATCTCCGCAGTCATGGACGAGAACAACTTCATCACTCCGGTCTCCCAAGCCCTACATGAGCACGTATATCGCAGGTACGGTGTGCCGGATTCCCGGGTTGAAACAGCACTGCGCAAGAAGCTGATTGACCTCAGCAACTATCGTCTAGTGAACGTATTTGACCGCATCCTAGAGCAGGATGACTGGGATGGTGTGGAGGACCGTGTAGGGAAGGCGGTAGACATTATTGCCGACAACGTGGACCCCAGTTGGAGCATCGACACGGACGAAACGCGCGAGTATATCGCATCGCTCATAGCCCACGACCCCGCTACTGCTAAGAAGATTGGGCTGAGCTATGACTTGCTGGACACGAAGAACTTCGTTCGTGAAGTCCTGAAAACGTGGCTTGTCTGCGCCTACCGGAAGTTCATTCATGCTGGGGACCTCTCCCGGTTTACGAACCAAGAGGAGATAGACAACATGTGTCCGGTTATCTTCGGTACGCAGGGTTGCGGTAAGAACAGCTTCATCTCTGCTCTGGTAAAGCCGCTCGGCATGAAGTACCTGTGGAACCCCAGTGGCTTTAGGGACATTGACGGGACCAACAAGGATAACAGCATGAAGGCCGCAGAGTCTCTTATCGCTCACTTGGACGAAATTGACAACTACACTTTGCGGAAGGACGACACTGGTGCGTTGAAGCAGATTATCACCAAGACCCAGAGCAAGGTTCGCCTGCCCTATGACAAGCGCATGGTGGACCTTTACACGAAGGTCTCCTACATCGGAAGTACGAACCACGATGCCTTCCTGATTGACAGCTCCGGCAACAGGCGTTTCATTCCTCTCTTCACGGTAGGGAAGTTCAACTACGAAAAGATTAGGGACTGGTTGCAGTACACCAACATCTGGCCCCAAGTGAAGAAGATGGCCGAAGATGACATCGGTGTTGGTCGGTACACTTGGGAAAGGCTGAACAAGATTATCGACTACAACAACCGGGAGTACGCCATGGTCGAAGGGAACGACACGGACTTATTGGACCACGCCGTCTTATTGGACGACATGGACAAACGCCCGGACGGAACCAAGTTCTACTCCCTCAACCCGGTAACTACCCTGAGGAGGCTGATGGAACAGCTAAGAGAAGATGCGGCTATTACCAACGCTCCCCGCATCACCAACTCGGACCTTGCAAAGTTCAAGAACGACCTTGTAAGGAAGTTCAAGTTGGGCAGTACGAAAGATTTAATGCGTAAAGTACGGTTTAAGCGTGAGAACGCCAAAACTGGAGAACAATATATCAGCATGCGGGAAGTAACTACGGTTGTTCCCCGCTCCATTTACCATGCCATCAAGAATGGCGATTTTGATTGCTTATCACCGCGATGAAGAAAGAAATACCTACCAACTTTAGGAAAGACGGGTTTGACATTTCCCTGCTCGAAAGGCAGGGGGATGTCGCCCTCTACGTAAAAACCCGAGGACTTTACAAGGGCTATGAGGTTATGATTGTCCGTACTCACAACAAGGATTACGAGCCATTCAATATCAAGGCAGGAGATGAATACCTACCTTGTACAAGTGAGTGGGGAACCTTCGGGTTTACCTACGCTGACGAAGCGGGCGCAAGGAAAAAGATGAAAGAATTGCTTGACAAAAACGAAGAGCGTGCTACTGTGAGTTCCAGCCATGAACGATAAAAAGAACGAATGGAATTGGAAGGATGCAATAATTCTGCCTCCTATACTTACTGTTGCCCTGTACGTTATCCTTGGCATCACCCGGGGTTTCCTACTCTACCCTTGGTGGAGCCTAATCATCATGTACTTCGCATGCCTTGCTTTCGTAATATTCATTATCAAAGCAAATAAGTAACCATCCATTATACACTAAAAAACTAGCCATGTCCAGCCCAAACTCAAATCATTACTATTGTTGTACGAGGTGCCGCCACCTGTACTGGATGAATTCTATCAACTCCAAAATCACAAACGGGATTTGTCCGGTGTGCGGAGACACTTTAGTTACCGTAAATCTTGTTATCCCTCAATGCCCTAACTGCAAGGAGTTCGAAACGGGTACTTCTGAATACCCCTGCAAGAACTGCGTAAACGGAAGTCACTGGTTCCCCGAAGCATGAATGTTTTAGTTTGTTCCACCTGTGGGGTTGTATACTCTGATGACAAATCCACCGTTTGTCCGACTTGCAGGAATGACCTGCTTGTATATGAGTATCTTGTAAAGAACTGCGACACCTGCAAATACCGGGAGACACCCTTCTACTTTAACCCATGCAGGCATTGTGGAGACGGCTACACTAATTGGAAGTACAGTGAAGGTGTACTAAAGTGGAGAGATATTGATGCAAAATAAACTCAAAGTTTGCCCGGACTGTTTCCGGGTGTATGAGCAGGACCGAAATAACCTGAACCGAAAACTGGCCTCGGGCTTCTGCCCTGCCTGCGGAGCCTACATGAAGGACGGGAAGAGGGTTATGGTAGGATGTTCCTCCTGCGAATATATGATAGGTGAGAGAAGTAAGGAATGCCAACGTTGCTCTAACTACAACCAGTGGAAACCTGATAGCTCCAATTAAAAAGTTTTCACCCCGTAGAGCGATTGCAAACTCTACGGGGTGATAACTAGCCAATAATGAACGAATCAGAAATAACCGAACTGAACACAAACACGTTCCAAACGGTGAAACCTTTATAGAACAAACACGTGAATAAGTCAAGTAAAATCTACCAGTGTCGGAATTGTGGAGAAAAATTTAAAGAGAAGGATTTAGAAGGTAAGACGGATGTCTGCTGTGAGGAGTGCGGAAAGGTATTTGAGGGAGATTGTATTCCTAAGCCCTCAGTAGGTAGCAAGTTCTTTTGTCCTGAGTTCGACTACTTGGAAACCGTAGCAACTTACACTTGCCCCAAGTGCTCCTCTCCTACTGTACAAGTTCTTTCTTGACAAAAACCCTAAACCAATCTAACCTCCCCTTATGGCATTACCAGAAATCAGCCCAATGGAGTTACAGATTCAGACAATGACCGAGGAACTCAATCGCCTCCCGGAAGACAAGGCCGTTTGGTCCTTGCTCCCTACGGGCGAAGGAAACCTCGCCCTTGACCTGAAACTGAAAGTAACTGACGATAAATACATCAGCGCAAGTAGGATTTTCACCATGAAGGAGATTCCTACAGCGAGTAAGGACGTTGAAAAGATTGTTGACGCTTACCTTCTCTGTACCGCGCACCTAGACAAGGAGGGAGAGTAATGACCCTTCTATTCGTAATCCTCCTGCTCATAGTAGCAGTGATTGCCTTCTATACAACCCCGCCAGATAAAAATGCTTAAGCCAAAGAACGAATTAGAACCGAGACTAGTTGAAGACTGCCACGACCTAGAAGGAGATGTTCTCGCTATAGACTTCGAAACCTTTTACGAAGATGACTATAGTTTGAGGAAGATGACCTATCGGAACTACATCTGCCACCCGAAGTTCGACGCATACGTCATGTCCGTAGTGTCTGATACCACCGCATGGGTAGGACACCCCAAAAACTTCGATTGGGAAGTAACCCGGGGCAAGGAACTTGTTTCTTTCAACGCTACGTTTGACCGAAGTGTATACGAGTTCGGACTCGGTGCGCCGGGAGACTGGCCCATGAAGAGCTGGATTTGCTGTCTGGCCGCCTGCCACTTCCTGAACATCCGTGGCAACCTCGCCCAAGTAATGGATAGGATGTTCGGAATTTCGGTTAGCAAAGAGGTCCGAGCGAAGGCCGAAGGTGTCGACTTTAGCAAGATGGACGAACTGCCGGAGGATATGAAGAGGTATGTATTGCTCGACTCCGTTTACGCTCTTGCTATCTGGTATGAAGTTAGAAACCTTTGGCCAAATCGGGAAAGAGCTTGTTGGAGCTTTACCACTGATATGGCTCTCCGTGGCATCCCCTCCAACCGTAAGTGGCTGGAATGCGCCCTTAAGCGATTGAAGGAAAGAGTGGACTACTACGAAAGCCAGATTCCGCTCAGTAAGAAGCAGAGCAGGAACGAGTTAATAGCTTACTGCAAGGAGCACGGGATTGAACCTCCCGTTACAACGGCCAAGACCAATCCCCTCTGGCATGAGTGGCTTGATACTTGGGGGAAGGATGTACCTTGGATTTCCTGCCTAGCGAAACAGCGTTCTGCCAACCGCCTTCTCTCCATCTATACTACTGCTCTGAACTGCATGTATACGGATGAAGAGGGAGTTGACCGCATTCCTTTCACCTTTAGATACTGTGGTGCTGGTACAGGGAGGTGGACCTCTGGTGGCAAGGGAAGTCTTAACGCTCAGCAGTTCAACCGAGACCCCGTGGAAGGAATCAATACCCGTCACATTCTTCAAGCGGGTAAAGGGTATCGCCTTGTGGTGGCTGACTTTGCCGCCATCGAGGTTCGAGTGCTTATGTCTCTCGCAGGTCAAACGGAGATTTTCGAGTTTCTGAAAACCAGCCCCGACCTTTATGAAGCATTCGCGAAGTTCCTCGGTCAGATGCCGAAGGAAGCCATTGAGAAGGGTTGGAGCTTGAAGCAGTACTGTAAGGAGAAGGATTCCCCTCTTCGCCACCACTTGAAGTGCCAGTTGCTCGGTTGCGGATTTGGTCTTGCCGCTAAAGGTCTCCACAAACAGAACCCCTCAATTCCCCTTGAACGTTGTGAAGAGCTGGTGGCTGAATACAGGGAGAAGTGCCCGAAGGTTATCGCTCTGTGGAAGAAACTGGAAACTGTCCTCCGCAACGGCTGTGCTTCTCCTAGTAAGCAGTTCGGAATCACACTCCCCTCCGGGCGTAAGATTTGGTACAGAGGGATTCACCGTAAACTCATTGTGCCTAAGGACAAGGAACGGAAACCTTTCATGGCTTGGGTGGCTGATTTCCCTGATGAAGATGGTAAGCCCGGTGATACAATTCTCTCAGTTCCAACGCTTATCAACAATCTAGTTCAGGGCACTGCTCGCGACCTTATGGTAAATTCCATGGTGAAAGCTGGATTGATGGAAGACTGCGAATTGGTTCTTCTGGTACACGACGAAGCTGTGCTACGTTGTAAAAAAGAGAAAGCAGAAGAGGTAGCTAAAGCCCTTGAGGAGATTATGATTGACGTACCCGAGTGGGGCAAGGATATTCCCTTGTCCGCACCAGCCGACATCCTCTATAACTACAGGAAAGACTAAATTATCCTTGACATTAGCGCGTAGGTACATTACGTTACCTACGCGCCATACTATTATGAACAAAGAAGAAAAAGAAATTTTTAGAGAGATAGACGGCTTCCCTGACTACGAAGTCTCCAACCTTGGCAGGGTTTGTAGCTTTAAAGGGAAGTACCCAAAGATTTTGAAACCGGGTAAGAACCGATATGGTTATCTCTACGTCATACTATATAATGGTGGAAAGATGATAGGAAAGACAATCCATCGTCTTGTCGCAGAGGCATTCGTACCAAACCCTGAAAATAAATCAGAGGTCAACCACATAGACGAAGATAAGTTGAACAATGTGGCAGAAAATCTCGAGTGGGTAACGCGCAAGGAAAACTGTAATCATGGGACAAGGAATAGTAGACTAGCAAAATCCTTGAGTAGAACGGTTATTCAATACACTATAGAAGGAATATTTATGGCAGAGTATTCTAGCATTCATGAAGCTGAACGAGTAACAGGAATATTCCATACTAATATCTGCCAAGTCTGCCGAGGAAAACGGAAAACAGCCGGAGGCTACCTCTGGCTTTACGACGAAGGAGGAGAAACATGTTAAAGCCTTTCCCTAAACAACAAGAAGCTATCAGCAAGATGGTTGAGCTGATAAAGAAGAATTCCTTTGCTCTTAACACATCTGGTCTTGGTTCCGGTAAGACATTGCAGGCCATCGAAACCTGCAAAATACTCGGCAAAGCACCAGTAGTGGTTGCCCCTGCTTCCACTCTCACCGCTTGGGAAAGAGCTTTAGATGAACAAGAGGTAGAGTACTTCGATGTCCTCTCTTGGGATAAAGCCCGTACCGGAAAAACGAAATGGTACACCCGGAATAAGAGAGCCAGATATGGAAGATGGAGAATCCCCCGCAATGGAATTCTAATCTTCGATGAAGTTCATAAGGCGAAAGCTGGAAGTAAAACCCTTCAAGGTCGCATGGCAGTTGATGCGGCTTCGCAGGGGGTCCCCACTATCGCCCTCTCTGGTACGCCGTTCGAAAACCCCTTACACTGTGAATACCTCGCTATCGCCACTAAGGAAATCCAAGATAGCTACTCATTCAAATCTTGGTGCCGTAAACGTGGTTGCTACCAGAACTTTTTTAACGGCTGGGTTTTCAATCCGTACAAGCCAGAAGGGGAAGCAGGGTTAGCTTACCTGAGGAACCTCCTGTATGGAGAAAATGGGTGTGCCGTCCAAATTACCAGAAAGGACTTAGCCGAGTTCTTTACCACCTCCACCTTGCACGAGATACTTGTTGACTTCGATTCCAAAACTTTAAAGGAGATGAAGAAGCTTGAGAAGTATGTTCTTCGCATGGACCAGCAGAGGGAGGAAGATTTGGAGCGAGACATCCAGAAGTTCAACGAAGCTATGGAGAAGGGACAAGAGCCAGTTCTCTCAACCCACCTCCGTGAAATCCTACGGGCAAGACAGGAAATTGAAGTTCTTAAAACTCCTATCCTTGCTGAGAAAATCGAGGAACTTCTGGGTGAAAAGAAGAGCGTTGTAGTGTTTGTCAACTTCCGAGAAACCACTGATGCTCTCCTTGCTCAGTTCCCCGATGTTCCTTCCGTGGTAATCGACGGAACAAAAACTGGACATAAGCGGCAAGAGGAGATTGATAAGTTCCAGAGGGACGAAGCCTATCTTGCCATTGTTCAGTTTCAAGCCGGAGGAGCAGGTATCTCCCTTCATGACGTAAGGGGTTCCCGCCCACGTGCCTCCATCCTGAACACAACCTTCTCCGTTACAGATACCCTCCAAGCTCTAGGCCGGATTGACCGAGCTGGAGCCAAGAGCGACACCGAGCAATTCATTCTTGTTGCCGCTGGGACGTATGAGGAGGAAGTATTCAAAGCGGTAAAAGAAAAACACTATACCATGCAGAAAGCTGTTTTATGAAAAAAGACCTGACAAAGTACAAAAACAAAGACGGCCATTCTTTCTTTTCCCCGTCATCCATAGCCCTGTTTTCCACCTGCCCGGGTTACGAACGGGAAGAGGTAGAGAAGACAGAAGGTGAAGAGATGGAAGAGGAGGATGCTTTCTCCCCCTCTGCTATTGGGACTCGGATTCACGAGGCTCTCGAAAAAATGGACCCGAGCAACCTACTCACAAAATCTGAGCATTGGAAGTACGAAGTTTGCAAGAGCGAGTTTGAAGCATTCTATGCAAAGATGAAGGAGGTGGCTGGTGGAAAAGATTTTCAAATCTTCCCGGAACATACTTTCAAAGGTATTGAAACCCAAGTTGGAATCCAGACCGGGAGTGCTGACGTTCTTGGGCGGTGCGAAGAGTTATCCTTTATTGTGGACTACAAGCAAGGGAACGTAGAGGTAGACCCCCCTGCTGAGAACTTCCAGCTAAACACCTATGCCTTAATGGAGATGGAAGAGAACAAGGACTGCATGGCCGTCATCATGGCTATCATCCAGCCCGAAGCTGAACAGGTTACGAGGATTGCTGTCCTTCCACGTTACGAAGAGGACATCGAGCTGTTCATAAATCTTGGATTTGATATGAGCTTCTTCCATTCCTCTGGTGAAGTGTTCTGCACGTATCTTGGCACAATCGCGAGAGTTATCGACCACAACAGCAACCCGAAGTATTTCAGAACCAGTCATGAGGTATGCCCCCATTGCTCCAAGTTTTCAACCTGCCCGAGGATAGCTGAGCTTACGTATAAGTTTGGGAAGAAGATTCTTGGTGTGGAGGAAGATGATAAGCTCCTTGTGGATTTGGAAGAGGCTATCGACAAACCTGAGAACGTGGGTAGACTACTCTCTTTCTACAAGCTAGCGTCGAAGGCTGAGGACGCAGTAAAATCCACGGCCAAGAACATGCTGAACATGGGTGTCGAAATCCCCGGATGGAAGAAGGGAAAAGGCACGACTACGATAAACGTTGACAAAGAAGCATTTAAGGACTTTGCAAGGAAGAGGCTTGGAGATGAAAAGGTCCTAGAGCTAGTATCTAGTGTCTCCGTTAAGCGAGTGCTCGATGAAATTATTGACAGCGTGGATGAAGACATGGATAAGGAGCAACGCCTTGAAATTAAAGACCAACTTATCTCTGAGCTTGAGGACAGCGGCGTAGTAAGAGAGGTTAAAGTAGGGAGCCGAATAATTAAAGCTTGACTTAGAATCTGCCCTCTGTTATAACGTCCCTGTCACCTCGATACGGGGTACGCCTACAGGCCCGTTATCCCTCTCCTAACACCGACTGATAGAACCTACCCAGATTTCATCAAGTGTAAAACGGGAGAGGGAACCTGAAAAGAAACAAAACAAGACAGAACAAAACAAACCAAAACAAAGCAATGCCGAAAATTGAAGATGCCAATGTTGAACTGGTGGACGATAAGCAGGAACTGATGGCCGAAGAGAAGCACGAACTGGCAGTAGATAATCCTCAAGCCGATTCTCACCTTTCTGCTTTCAGCGGTGAAGTAACCAGCCGCGACGTTTCCATTCCCAAGATTAAGCTTTTCCACCCGCAGTGCTCCGAAGCAGGAGATGGTATCGGTCGCATGGGCGACGTGCTCTTCCAAGGCATGGTGGTCGGTAACGAAAGCAATCCCATTGAAACGATTGTTCTTTCCTTCACGAAGACCTACGTTGAACGACTCCCCTACGGCACGGAAGAACGCCCCCGAGTTTATACCACTCAGGCCGCTTATGCAGAAGACGGCCTGACCTTCAAGGATATTGACGAAACCGCCAAGCTGGTGGTGCTCATTGCGAAGCCCGATAAGTCCTTTGACGACACCAGCGAAGAAGATATGGACTTCATGTTCAACGTCGAACTCGCTGGCAAGAAGTGGGCACTGGGCTATCTGTACGTGCGTGGCCTCCAGTTCAAGGAAGCCATTACACCCCTCACCTCCTTCCTTGCTCTCAAGGGATTCGAAAACGGCTTCCGTCCCTATCGAGTAAAGTGGACCCCTCTGGTCTGCTCCCGCAAGTCCTCCCCCAACACGAAGTTCGCCAAGTGGAAGACTGCCATCTCCCGAGGTAGTGAAGGACAACTGGAAGAAGTGATGAAGCTTCCGTTTGCCGAAGCCCTCGCCTAATTACTTGACTAACTAAGCTGTTACAGGCTATACTACGCACGGGTTAACACCCCGTGCGTACTTTTTTATTTATGGCTCCCAAGAAAAAACTAACGAAGAGAATTGTGGCATGCGACCCGGGGAAGAGCGGTGGCATCGTACTCCTGTCCCCTAGCAACCATACGGTTTACTACTCCGCAATGCCTGCTGATTTGAACAATGTAATCAAGTTCTTCAACATTGTAGACAAGCCCAAGCGTGCTGTCTACTGGTACGAATATCTTACCTTTGCTCAACAAGCTAGAGGTAAGGACGGAGAGGTACTTCGTTTCTCCAACCCGAGGGCCATGGGCGTTCTTGGTAGAAACTCCGGTCACATAGAAGGAATCGCTAGAGCCAAGGGCTTTGACGTGAAGAGCGTTATTCCACAGCAGTGGATGCACGAGATTGGTGCTCACAATGCCGGAATTAGCTACCTTGATAAGACCGCATGGAAGAACAACCTTAAAAGCATTGCCATTGAAGAATTCCCCAATGCAAAGGTGACATTGAAGATAGCGGATGCCCTACTAATCGCACTATACGCATATCGCGTCGAAATGAACGACACGTCCGCAAGCCTGCGAGATTGGGCTTGTGTGAAGGTACTGTTCGACTAATATGGCAAGAACGTTCAAAAAGTACAACCTCGAGTGGCCTCTCGGTACTAGTGCGGTAGACATTGAACTCTACTGCTTCAAGTACGCAAGGTCACCCGAGGAAGGTGGACTGGGGAAGTATGGTCACGCGAAGAAAGCGATTGACCTGCTCTGGAACTATCAGGATTCCCCTACGCCCATTGTGTGGAACCCGTGGCTCGAAATGGGCTTGAAGGCGGCATGCGAGAATGACGTGTGCGTAATGGGTGGAGGGTCCTCATGTGGCAAATCGATGATGATGGCCGTATTGGCCCTTCTCTATTACCTTGCTGACCCTGTGGGTACGCTTTGTCTCATTACGTCCACGACTATCGACGGTGCAAAACAACGTATCTTCAAGGACATTAAAAGGTTCTGGAGAGTTAAGTTCCCCGGGAAGCTTGTCGACGGCAAGGGACAAATCAAGGGTATCAACGAAGAAGGGTTGCTAGACGACTCTCGAGGTATCAAGATTATTCCCTGTGCTAATATCGGGGACCCAAGTTCCCGGTTCATTGGTATCAAGGCCAAGAACATGCACGTATTTTACGATGAATTGTCCGAACTTCCCATCGAATTGGTGGACGTTTGGCGAAGCAACCTTCGTACCAACGCCGCAGATACTCCTCCCACCCTCATGGCCGCCTCCAACCCCAAGAGCAAGATGGATGCCTTCGGTATTCTGTCCAAGCCTAGGCTAGGTTGGAATAGTATCGACATTACAAAGTGCGACACTTGGGAAACGGTTGATGGCATCTATGTAAGGTTCGACAACACGAAGAACCCTCGCATTGTCTGCAACAGGCCGGACTGGTCGTGGTTCACTAGTCAGGATATTATTCAGGACGCGATTGATACCTATGGTGATAACTCCCCTCAGGTACTTAGGTTCTACAAAGCGACCTTCTCGGACGACACGGAAGAAGGGTGCTTAATCTCCGAAAACGAACTCCTTGCTGGGAAGTGTGACACCAAGCCGCTGTGGGGAATTGAAACCCCTATCAAAATAGCGGCTATGGACCCTGCCTACACGAACGGCGGGGACCTGACTATTTTGAAGACGGCACGTGTAGGTTTGGACGTGAACGGGAACCTCGCTATTTGTGAGGACAAGATTTTCAACATCAAGCCTCCCGGCGCAAACGCCAATAGTACTAACCGGAAAGACCGTAGCTTTGTTATCGCCCAAAGGGTTAAAGAGATATTGGAAGAGGAAGGGGTGCTCCCTGAAAACTTTATCTTCGATACTACCGGGGGATTGAGCTTTAGGGATATTCTTTCAAGCTACATTAAGGGGGACATCGTTCCTCTCTCCTACGCTGGGAAGGCGAGCATCAATCCAGTCTCTGCTCATGAAAGCACCCGGGCCTGCGACATCTATCACAACAAGGTCTCCGAGATTTGGGGTACGATGCAACAAGCTATTAAGGCTAAACAGCTTTATGGTTTGGACGGAGTTACAATGTCCGAAATCAAATCTCGCCAGTATACTATGTCTGGTTCCCGTATCAAGCTGGAAGAGAAGAAGGAAATGAGGAAGCGTATTCGTAAAAGCCCGGACAGGGCTGACGTTACCGCTATGCTCTGCTATCTTGCTCGAAGAATTTTCCCCGGGAAGTTCGGACGAATTACCCGAGTAGAGAATACCACTCCTGCTGTTAAAAAGGCTGAGGGATTCCGGGTAAACGAATACGGTGTGAAACTTATTGACGGAAGATACTTAAAGGAATATTTAAAGGACTCCCCCGTAGGTGAAGTAACCTATGATTGGAGAGATGAAGCCAAAAGACTTAGAAACTTGCCATTATGAGAGGAATGAAAGACGCTAGTAAAAACCAACTGTTACAGGAAAAGGAAGCCAAAAGGAACCTGCTCTTAAAGGAGAAGGTCGTAGCCTTCTATAAAAACGGTGCCCCTGTGAGTGTCATTCAACGTCTGACCGGACTAAGCCGGGAGGACGTAGACGTTTACTTGGCAGACGTTGAGCTTACCCCGGAGGAACTCCGAATGAGGGATGAACTCAATATGACCTACCTTGCGAACACAACCAGCCGTGTTCGTGCAAGGAGAGAAACCCTCAGTCAAGAAAACGAGAGCATGCTAAACTCTGTCTCCGGCAAAATCAATAAAGCTGTTGAAGGAGGTGTTGGTTCCCTGCTCTCCTATGTACAGAATGCCTCTGTATATGATGGGAAGGAAGCTGAGAAGATGGTTAACGTTCTTGGTAAGCTTCTGGATATTAGGCAGAAACTGCATGATGGACTTGAAAAAGCTGACAAGGATGTGATTCGGGAAGTGGTAGACAACATCCAAATCGAACAGACAGACACTACAAGGCAACTCATTTTGGAAGAGGATGAAGACGAAGACGAAGAAGAAGGTCTTGTGCTTCTAGACAGGGCAGGTAAGAGAAAGAAAAGAGTTGAGGAGAATAGTGTACAACGAAAAGTGTCTGTCAATGTGCGGCCACTCTAAATTTCTCCTTGACAAAAAATCCTTACGTGTTATTTTCCTCGCATGCCTACAAAGAGAGAACAGCGGAAATTAGAAAGAAGTAAAGCTCGGAAGGCTAAGAGTAACAGAAAGATAAGTGTCAAAAACCCTGTAGATTCCAAGGGGCCAAAACTTCGGCCCCGAAATTTTCAGGAAGTTCTCTATAACTGGACTCCTGCCACCCTGAATCCAAAAGTCAAAACGGAAGACTTTGAGATTTTTGAAACGAAGGAACACCTAATCAACGTAGCTCCCCACGCTAAGGGGAGCATTAACGGAGCACTGGAAATCATCGGATTCACCAAGGACCCTAATGCACCCTATGCTGTGAGGTGTGGTTGTGGGAGGGTTCTTAAAATGAACGTGGACGAATTCATCAACAACTCTAGTTGTGGGTGCTTCCCTAAAGCAGTCCGAACTGCTTACCTGATTCGTATGAGAATTGAGGTTGTCCGGTCTTGGATGAACAACATTCAATCATGGTTGCAGGACTTGGACGTGATTGAGGAGTACATGCTGGACTTTATTGAGAAGGCACGGAACATCAACGAACGAAGGTCGGCATACGTTCGCCGTGCTGTTAAAGAAGGGGAAGTCCACCTTACTCACGGGAACCTTGAAGCAATGCCTCAGGAACTGCTGGATTTCTTCATGGTTGTTGCCATGTCTCCCGGGTACAAAGATTTCTTGGATAGGATGACAGAACTCAACAAAGCCTACAATTTGTGGGAAGCCATTCCATTGAAGGACATTAACCAGCTTGAGGGGTGGGGAAATTCCATGCCTGAGTTCGATATGTATACCTTCATTAACTTCATGAACTTCCTAGAAAAATGAATCCCAAAATAACCCGTTCCAGTATGGTGAGGAGGGTGGGTAACAACGACAGGAAGGAACAGTGCCTCAGGTTCATAGGGAACAAAGAAGTTTGGGATAAAGCTTTCAAGTACCGGAAGGCCTACATGATGATGGCTACTGATAGGCAATCTCTCCGGCCACAGCTTGGGGAAAACCGTAGGATTAACAGTAACTGTTATCACCCTTGTGTACCTTTAACCATATCTGTTTCTGACAAATCCGTTCGAGCCTATCGATACACTATCTTCGGAAACAACCTAACCGAACCCTTACCTCCTCCGAGTAGGCTTACGAAAGACCAACTCATGCCCCTTCTCTATCATCCTTTTGTTGAAGCTCAATTCTATTTCTCTTGGTACGCCGCAGTTAAACTACTGGGAGAAAGAGAATTAAGCTTGACAGAAAACCAAATGGTTCCTTATAGTAGGGTCCATCCACTGACTGTTCCAGTCAACCAAAGAAACAACATTATTTAATGAGCACTACACTGATAATTCCTTGTGAGCCTCGCGTTGTTGCAAATGCAGAACGTATTGTAAATTCTATCGTTGAAAGCCATGACGAAGACCAACTGAAACGACACAACCTTGTCGTTATTACTCCTTACGCCAGCGATTACTTGGCAAATGAATTCCGTAAGCTGGAACCCCTCTTCGGGCATTCCCTCTTCTACACGCTCAAGACTCCCTGCACGGAACCCTACGGGTTTATCAACACGGCTTTCTCCACTGCGCTTTCTTATCTGGACCTGAACTACCCCAGCAATGAAATTTCTCCGGTAGTGTGGTATGACGAGAAGGGTGCTGACCGTTTCCAGAAAGACGCTCTGGATATTATCGAAGCTCTTTTCTACAAGCGCGCATCTGTTCAGTTCTATGGACCTGAAAACAAACTCCTCGCCAAAGCCCCTGCCCCGGGAACCATGGCCCCTGCTCAGGTAGAAAAGATTTTCCCTGACCACAGCTTCATCATTGGTAGCAACTTCATGAAGACGTACCCGCATACGGCTCCCTATGTTTGCTCCTTGACCTGTCACTCTCACTTCCGTCCCTTCCTTGCGGAGGCTCTGATTAACGACAAGAGTGAAAAGCTGGAAGAATGGAACACGCTGTTTATTGTAGACGAGAACCCCGCAGTCCCTGCTCCTATCAAGGCCAGCCAAGTAACTGTAGCCGCTTCCCCCAAGTCAGCCCCGGTTGCTAATTTCGGGAAGGAACGTGAACCCATTGTTGCTGGTGCTGACGAAGATATTCAGGACAAGCCTCTGACCAGTACCATTTCTCCTGATAAAGCCCAGAGTCTTCATGATTTCCTCACTGGCAAGAAGAATGCCAAGGGTAAAGGAAAGAGTAAGACCGAAGCTGAGACCGAAGACAAGAAGGGGGAAGAGGAACTGGGCACCCCCTCTGACAAGTAAACCAACCCCTTATGCAAAACTCAACATCTCCCGATAATCCCGGATTTGGGACCGCTATGGTCTCCGTGGTGGACCAAGAGGGGAACCTGCTCACTGAGCGAGTTCCCAATGCTATGGTTGCGCGTGGCCTTTACGCCAATGCGTTGAGGGCAGATTTGGAGTCTCGCAACACCCGCAACGTCGCCCAAGAAGAATTGGACGGCGTTGCCCCATTCGATAAAGCCACCCTTGCCGCATTAGGACAGGTGAACCGGACAAACGACAACTTCCGATTCATGCGTCTCTTCCACAGCAAGGTGATGGCGGCACTGAATGATGCTGTAGAGTCTACTCCCTATCTGCTCTCTTGTAAAACCAAGTATGGTTCCAAGATGGCAAAAGCCTATTATTCCGAAAGACTCTCCTTCCATTTGACGAAGTTGATTCGAGGAATGGAAGGCTACCAGTCTATTCTGAATTACCTGCTTCATAACTTTGCGTATCATGGGTTTGCCGCCGCATACTTTGACGACAAGGATTCATGGTACTGGAACGCAGGTGGTCTGGACGACTTCGCTTTTGAGCGTTTAACTAAGCCGGACCCCAAGACTCTGGAAATCGTTTTTGCTTCCAGAACCCTCAGGGTGCATGAACTCCTTGACTTCATCCGAGACAAGGAGACCGCTAAAGAAGCTGGATGGGACCCTAAGGTCGTAGAACAGGTTGTTAAGACTGCTTCTTACTCTCTTCCTAACTACATGAAGGTGGCGACCACTGTCGAAACCATGATGAAGAATAATGACCTCACCATGGCTGATATGACAGGTACTTCTGTTCCCATCGTTCACATGTGGGTGAAAGAGTTCGATGGCACTGTGACACACTCGGTGTTCTATGAAATGAACCAGCAGACTCCCAATGCTTCCGTGGACAGCTCTTCCGAGGTACGTGATGACATTGTTCTCAAGTTCATGTACAGCAAGAAGGGTGCCTATGAAAGTATGGAGCAGGCTTTTGTCATGTTCCCTTATGGAACTAGCACCAATGGGTTCATTCACAGTCTTCGCGGTTTTGGCAACGACATTCTCCCCCAAACAAAGATAGCTAACAAGCTTACTTGCGCAGGTGCGGATGCCGCTATGCAGAACCTCTCCATCACGCTACAGGCTACCAACGAAGGAGCCAGACTTGATGCGGCTGTTAACCCCATTGGTAACTACACCATCATCGACGGGAATTTCCAAGTAACTCAATCTGCCAATGTCAACATTGAACAGGGGATGGGTGGAGTTCTCAATCTCATGCAGGCTTCAATCCGTGATTACCTTGGTGAGTTAGATACTCAGGCAGACGGTAGCATGGGTAAGACCCAGTTTGAAACGGAAGTTCGTCTTGGCAATGCTACAAGACTTTCTCACCGTGTTCAGACGAGGCTGATGGAATGTTTAACAAAACTGTTCCGTGAGATTGTTCGACGAGTAGCATCTGCTGACATGGACAAATCTGTTCGAGGATTTGAAGAAGTCCAGAACATGATTGAAGAACTTGAGTATGAAGGCGTTCCGAAAGAGGCCCTTGCTCAGGTGGACCTGTACTCTGTCGTGGCTACCCCCGCTATTGGTGAAGGTTCTCCGGTTCAGCGAAAGCTCATGCTTCGTGAAATGTTCCAGTACATGCAGTTCCTTCCCAAGACTGGGCAGGACAACCTCATGCGTCTGGTAACTCTCGAAAACATGGGACCCTTCCTTGGGGACCTTATCTACCCTGCTCCGCAGACCGACTTTGGACAACCCAACGTGGAAGCTATTGCGGCTATGCAGAACAACCAGATGACCAATGGTATGACTGTCCCGGTAATCCCCAATGAGGACCACCGTGTTCACGCCGATGTTCACTCTAATCAAATCATGTCTATGATTCCTGAACAGGAACTTAGCAAAGAAGAGATGGCTCAGCTTGCTCCGGTTCTTCAAATCATTGTGGACCACCTCGCCGAACACATGCAGTACCTTGCCGTGAAAAAGGAAATTATTCCTGAATTTAGTCAGTACGAGAAACTGATTAAACGTTGTAATGAAATCATTACCAACGGTATGCGAGCATTGGAAGCTATGCAACAGCAGGAACAAGCCCCTGCCGAAGGTCAGGAAGGGATGGACACTGACGAGCAGATAAAGATGATGAAAGCTCAGGCAGAAGAAGACCGTAAGAACCAAGCCTTCATAGCAGAACAAGCGAGACTCAATAGGGAGTCTCAAGCTGAAATAACAAGAAAACAAGCCGAAGCCGCAGATAAAATGCTTCGAGGATTATGATGACTGGATTAGAAAGAAAGAGACAGTTCAAGGCCGACGAAATTAAAACGGATGAACTGCACAAGATTGTTTCAGGACCTCTCTTCAAGGAGGTCTTGGAAATCATTCAAGATATGGCTGGCCCAACCTCTGTGCCTTCGGGCATGGAGGCGGCGGCCATCCAAGGTGCTTATTACGCAGGTGCAAACTTTGTAATAAAATCCTTGCTTGATATGGCAGAATACAGTATTGTGAACAACGCCAAGCACGAAGAAGCAAGACCGAGCCAAGGAAGTTTACAAGACTACATTGAACAACTGAACCGATTCAACACACCAAACAAATAAAACAGACTCATGAGCACTGAATCAATCGTACCTGATGCCCCCGTATTTAATGTAGGAAGTGACGGACTTTTTGGGAACCTTCTAGACCAAGCAATTTCCGAAGTAAACAACCCTACTCCTAGCACTCAATCTATTCCGACTCCCGAACCTACTTCGGCTCCGAATCCCGAACCTACCCCGGAGAACCCAGAAAATCCTGAGCCTACTCCTGAGAATCCCGAGAATCCAGAGAACACGGAAGAACAGGAAAAGAAACCGAAAGAACAGGAAAAGAAACCCGAAGACGGAGACGATGACGAAGTTCCTAGCGACGTTAGGCAGAGTGCAAAAGCAGGGAAGCGTTTTGCTGAGATGCGAGTTGAACTCCGGGAGAAGAGCAAGGAAATCACAAAGCTCCAACAGGAAATCGAAGCTCTCAAGTCTAAAGCTCCCGAAGCGTCCGAAACGCTCGAAGCGGAACTTAGCCAGTACAAAGATATTGTCTCAGCTTATGCCTACCAGACGAGCGAAGAATATAAGTCTGCTGTAGCTCAGCCATTCAATAAGGCTAACTCCGCTATCTCTTCCCTTGCTCCCACCGTTACGCAGGAGCAGTTAAACGAAGTAGCCCTGAACGCAGAGCTGGACGACTTTGACCGTGAGGGCAAATATGAGGACCTTGCCAAGGAAGCAGGACTTGACGCTAACGAAATGTACAAGTTTGTTCGTCTATCCATGGCACGGGACAAAGCAATCGCCAAGGCTACGGAGTTCAAGGAGAATGCTGACAAGTTCCGTGAAGAATTCCTCAAGAAACTGGGTGGTGGCAAGTACGAAGTGGACTTGACGAACTACACGAGCGAAAACTTCAAAGCGGAAGCTGATAGCCTTGGTCTCGATTTGGACGATAAGGGGCTTGAAGAAGTTCTCAAACAAGGAAGACACTTCGCACATAAGATTGACAACGCCTCCTTTATGAAGGCGGCCCTGCTACCCAAGGTTGTTGATGCGCTGGAAGATGCACGCCAGCAGATTAAGGAGCTGGAAGAGAAGGTAGCCAAGCTCCGTTCTTCTGCTCCTTCTGCTACGAAGGGAACGGGCAAAGCCCCTCAATCCCCTGCTCCTACCAAACAAAAGGATGACGGCAGGCCGAGAGAAACAAAAGACCTGTTTGAAGAAGCCATGAAGATGGCAGGCTTCTAATCTTTAAACTTGACTACAGCGTATGAGCGTGTTATAGCGTTCATACGCTTTTTTTATTTAAAAATACTTGACAAACGTTACTGAAACAAGCTAAACATATTTCATCAACCACGGCGTAACAGGATTTCTCGCCAGAATCCGATTTCAATTTTTTACACAGTAGGAGATAATTCTGGTTTCCCTACGGCCAAACAAGCAATGCTTTAGGTCTGGACAACCTGAAAAGAATTAACAATCTATTATCTACTACTGCTATTATGGCTACTATTACTGCCGCTAATCCCGGTGACATTGATGCTGGGAATACCATCATGGTGAACATGAGCAACCTGCTCAAGGCTCAAATGTGGAAGACGCAGGTGCGTACTTCTCCGTGGAACAGCTCCATGATTCAACAGACCGTGTGGGAAGATGGAGTTGGTGACACTGGCCGAGTGAACGTGTTCGGTGCTTCCTTCCTTCCGGCTACGTGGAATCCCGTAACCCTGCGGTCCACCAGCTATGACAACCCGCTTCAAGTAAACGAAGTCGGTAGCACGGAATACTCCTTCTCCCGTGACATCACCCTTCTGGCTTCCCAGAAGATTGACGCTACCCGCCTTCGTCAGTCTTGGCAGGCTCGCCAGCAGGCCGTTGCCATCGCGGAAGGTCTGGCTTCCATGGTTGCGTATAACTGGTCTGTCCGTTATCGTGACAACTACACTTCCTGCGCTACCTACAAGCTGGTTCTTACCGCTAATGGTATCGTCGGTCTGAACGCTCTGACTTCTGATATTACTTCCATGCCCGAAGTGAAGCCGGAAGCCGCTCTGAATGCCGCTGTGATGGACATGATTTACAATGACGTTCTCCAGTTCGAAGGCGCGTTTGAATCTGCTGACGGTTACAGCAACGGTGCCCCTGTGTTCACGGTGATGGCTTCCCGTAACACCATCGACTTCATCACCCGTGGTTCCGACATGGCTCACAACGACTGGCGTTGGGCCGAAGCCACCTACGGCGATAAGTCCTTCCTCATGAACCAGCTCGGTGCTAAGAAGGCTTACAAGAACTTCATGTACTTGCAGGACTCCCTTGCTCCCCGCTACACCTTCGACGACACCAAGCCCGCTGGCCAGAAGTGGATTCGCGTGGAACCCTACATTCTGGAACCGACCACCAATGGTACTCGCGCTATCCAGAACCCGGCTTACCGCGACGCCCCCTTCGAAGACACGATTGTGTTCGTGAAGGACGTGTTCCAGTCCATGGTTCCGAATCCTTACACCGGGGAAGACCGTGTGAACTTCAACCCGCAAACGTGGTCTGGTGAACTGGAATGGGTGAACAACCGAGACATGGACACCAACTACTTCGGTACGCAGGGTCTGTTCATCGCCTCCCTCTCCAACGGTGTGATGCCCATCAAGCCCCGTCACGGTGTTGTTATCCGTCACGTGCGTGCTCTGGCTAACGCTGAGCTGGTTGACGCAAATGGTAACCCGATTGGTTCCCTTGCTTCTACTCCGAACGTTGCTCTGACCGCCAACGGTCTGTAATCTAACCGGGCGGCAGGAACAAAAACCTGCCGCCCCTTTTTTCTTTATTCATGAAGATTCCCTTTATTCAAGATAACTTCCCGGACGCAAAGCCGGGTGATACGTTGGACCTCATTGCAACGGGTGTCGTTTCTGATGATGGCAAGACCATCATTGTTACCACCGTTGAAGATGAAGAAGTGAAGGACGAAGGAGAGGACGACGATGAAGACGAAGGTGAAGGTAAGGAAACGGAAACCGAAGAAACGGAAACCGAAACCGAAACTGAATCTATGGCTCCTGTTGACCTCTCTGCCGCTATGAACAAGTTTGCCTCTCAAGTGTAATGAAAGAAGTCGTACCTCCCTACCCCTCTGATGTGAAGGAAGCACCGCTTACCCAGTTGGAAAAGCCCCTTCAAATTGCAGTAAATACGCCTGTTACCATCTCTGGTCTCACCTCCAAAACCCGCTATGAAGCTGTGGTTAAGGTAGATAAGAAGAGCCTAGTTAAGCTGGAAGCAGACGGAAAGGTTGTTGCAGAAGGCGAGCTTGACGGCTTGCCTATTTACTTTGCACCTACTGCTACCTCCGCAACCATTACGGTTACGACCTTTAGCTCCGCTGTAGCGAAGTTGCAGGTCAAGGCCGCTCCCGTTGTAGCCGCAGAAGAAGCTGACCTACCCAAGAAGCTTGAACCTAATAAGTTGTACAAGGTGGCTCCAGCTCCTGCTGTTAATGAGAAGTTCATCGCTTCTGTCTCTGCTGACAAACCTGTAACCCTTGAGATTCTGTTCCTCGACGCAGACAAGAATGTCGTCCTTCGTGAAACCGTTTCTGGTATGAACGAGAAAAAGGAATTGACCAATCTTGCTACGGGGGATATAAATGTTAAGGTTGACGGGGATGTACCTGCAATCGTTTCCTTCACCTATGCTCCTGCCCAACTTCCGGCGGAAGCTTAACCCATTTAATTCACCATGACCGAAATTACAATCCCTGTAGAAGGAGTAAAGCTTGACGGGAATACCGTGTACAAGCTCAAGGGTCTCGAGGCCAGCACGACCTATGAAGTCACCCTCACTTCCGACAAGTTCGTTGACTTGGAAATCACGGAAGACAAGGAGGACCCGCCAAAGGTCCTCGCCTCCGGTGCCCTGTACAATGCTCCGTTCAAGTTCACCGCTACTGCTACCACGGCTCTCCTTGTAGTAGAAGCCCCTACGGGTGCTAACCTCACCCTCACCGCAAAGCAGGCTACTGCCGCTCCTGCCGCAGTTGACCTTGTTTCTCCCGCCAAGCCTAACACTCTGTACAAGAAAACTGGCCTTACGGTTGGTAAAGTGTACGAAGTGGCCGTATCGGGCAATGTGCCCCACGTGGTCCAGATGGCATGGGAAGGTGGTACTACCCTTCCTCCCCTTGTCGCTGTTGATGGTACGGTGCAGGTAACTGCTCAGACCGTACAGCTCAACCTCTGGCTGGATAGTGCAGAGGATGCGGAAATCACCATCACGGAAGCTACGTCCATCCTGCCCGTTACGGGCGTACCGACCGCAGTGTCCGAACTGGGTGATGGCCAGACCAACATCTCCCTTCCCATGGGTAGCCCGAAGGGGCTGTATCGTGTGGACTTGGAAATCCATGACACAGGTGCAACCGCCTTCGACTCCACTCTCACTGCTTCTGGCGGCAGTCCTATTCTGGACAACGTTGCTGGGGTAAAGGATGACACGGGTTCCCTGTTCGCCGCTCCCCTCGAAGCTGGAGTTGTGAAGGGTGTGCGTGACATGCGCGGAAGTATCATCTACTCTGCTCCGGGTGCTCTCAGCCAGCCTCTTATTCTTGCTACGTATAAGACGGCCACAGGTTCTAACGGTTGGTCTGGTAAGGCGGTTATCTCCTACCTCGGTCCCATCAGCTAACCTCTAACAGGCTAGGGGAGCATTTCGTTCCCCTAGCCTAAACCAACTCTTTTCTTTTACTATGGCTTTTGAAATTTTAGATTACCAACTCGGAAACGCCATTACTGCGGGGGTTACTTATAAACTCCCGACGCTTTCCCATTCTGCCGTGGTAGTTTCTTCTACTTATCAGGATGTTATTCTTGAGGTAGTTAACAACGAACCTGCGGATGAAAAGTGGAGCAACATCACGGACCCGGACTATGTTGTGAAGGGTAACGTAATCTCCACCATGCTCGACCTTGAACAGGGGAAGGACATGGAATTGTACTTCCGTGTAACGGGTAAGGCTCCGGCTGTCCAGTACGCAACCATTGCTATTCGAGAACTTGGGTTTGACTACCCTGCTCCCCCTGCCATTGCTACCTATGCTCAGGGAAGCTACGTTGGCTCCGGCTATTATGACATTTCTGCTCTTGTTTCCCCGGGTAACGTTTATACCCTCAGTGCTGTTGCAGAAGGACAGGAAGTAGATACTCCCCGTACTACCCAGCCTGTCATCAACATCATGGGCGTAAATGGAACGAAGGTGATTAGCGTGATGCGCGAAGCCCAGCAGGGTTCCGCTCAGTTCCCGTTTGTACCGGACAGCGACAAGACGGTTGTTCACCTCTCTGCCCCCGAGGGTGTTAAGTACGTTCTGACTGTTCAGAAGGTAAATTTTGGTTCGGCATCTGGCGGTAGCTTCGACCCCACGCAAGATGCGGATGTTACTGGAACATGGAGTTTCAGCAACGTATCGGGGTTGACTATGAAGGATGAAGCACCCATCTTGCTTGGACAAGGGGACAATGCCCTTAAAATCCACGGCACGGGTGCAGGTAAGGCAGTAATCGAAGGTGGTAATGCAACCAAGTTGGATGTAGCTGTTCCCGTTAATCTACAGGAACCTATCACCGCTCAGGACACTCTTACCTTCGACAACACCACTATCTCGGAACCTAGGAACAGCATCACGTTTAACGGTCCCAATAGTGCTTCTGCCCGTATCGCACAGACCGCTGATGGGAACCTTCACATTGGCCCTGTAAAGGGTGGAGGGTTAAGCATTGGAACTAATGGGGTAGTTGCTCTTTCCAATTATGCCTACCTTAAAGGGGCGAACTTCGAGAGTGCCGTTACCATGGGTAGCACAATTACTGTGTCTGGCGGTGCTACCTTCGATAAGGGAATTATGGTTCCAGAAACTGCTATCTCTTATTTTGGGCCGAAGACACAGGTCCAAGGTACAGAGGCAGGTGGTCTTATGATTACTGGACATCCGGGTGAAGCTCTTGAAACAAACCTTGTTTTCACCAAGAAAGTTTCTCCCGACCAAACCACTAGGATTTTCGACATTACTCACACCACGGTAAACAGGTATGGCTGTTACTTACAGTACATATCTAACAATGGTTATCTACAGTTCTACAACAAATACAATTTAGGAAGTGTATCTGATAACCTTGTATTCACTATGGAACCGTTGGGACAGCTTAATTTTCAGAAGCAGGTAACTTTCAAAGGTCCCACCTCCGCAACGAATGCCTTCACCTTTGGCAACACCATTACCGTTGCTGGGTTGGCTACGCTCAGTGGTCACGTGAAAATAAAGGGCCACATTGGGTTGGGTGCTACAGACGGTTCTGCTGAAATCAATTTCACTCCTGTTGCTACCAACCAGCTTTCGGTGCTTGGTGACCAAGGTGCCCACGTGGACATTTATACCCCGCCCGAAGCTAGTGGAGGTGCACCTCTTGCGGCTAAGGACAAACTCCTTACTCAAGGGGAATGTGATGCTAGGTATGTCCTGTTCGTTCAGACTACTCAAGCAGACTATGATGGACTTGCTGTGAAGAACCCCGGCACCATCTACCACACTCAGGACACTGGGATATTCTACATTGGAGACAAACAACTTACCACCGCTTAATTAACACGCCATGTTTATTCACATCGTTTACAACAACACCGTAAAGGAAGAATTCAAGCCCTTCGAAGGGACCATCTCTTTTATCGGCCCCAAGGCTGATGAATGGACTTACCCCTCCACGATGAAACTGGATGAACTCCCGGAACCGCAGAAGTCCATATATACCGGGATTGCTCAGGCCATTCAGGGCGACAAGCAACCTTGGGTGGCTTCCCAAATTCACGCTTTCCCCGCTAAGAAGGATGGCAAGAATGCGGTGAGGCTACAGCTTGAAGCCATTCACGATGAAACGAAAGCTATCCGTACTTTCACGGATGAAGATAATCCCGACCTGCTTATTGTAGGTGATGAAGCTTTCGCGTTCTTTGACTACTTCAAAAAGTAAAGGCTATGAAGAAAGGTAAAGGAAAAGGTAAAGGAAAAGGTTGTAAGTAACCTATCCGCTTCGCCCCGGCAGAGAAATCTGCTGGGGCTTTTTGTTCTTGACACCTACCTTCTCCCGTGCTATACGGAAGCCCTATGGTTAAAGAAATCAGACAATACGCCGAACTGTGGACATCACCAGAGGAACTTGCCATGCAGGTTAGCCGGGCCGCTAGGGCAGGAAGAGTTTGCTACCAGAGCGAAGGGAAAACTTCCGACAAAGATTTCCTGCTCCGAATTATCGCTAAGGGACACGAAAGCGTACTGGAACATATCAGCTTCACCTTCTCCCTTATTACGAACCGTGCTGTAACTCACCAGCTTGTACGCCATCGTATTGGGGTAGCTTACAGCCAAGAGAGCCAGAGATATTGCAGATACGACGACAAGCTCCAAGTCATTGTCCCCGAAGTAGAAGGAGGGCTTACAAAAGAACAACACGAGGCTTGGAGCAATGCAATGCTCACGTGCGCCCTCGCCTATGATGCCGCTATCGCAAAGGAAGGCCCCATGAACTTCAAACCGGAAGTGGCTAGGGGTGTACTGCCCAATGATACGAAGACTCAAATCGTTGTCACCTTCAACCTGCGCTCCTTCCGGCACTTCCTGAAACTCCGTTTGGACAAGCATGCCCAGTACCAAATCCGAAACCTCGCCACGAAGATGCTGGTAAATTTGGAGGACATTTGCTACGACTGGTTCGCAGAAGGCATTGACCTTAGCGGAAGAACAGACTTGACACACTAATCCAAATCATCTACACTTCAAGCATGCAAGACGAACTTAAAAAGCTAGCAGTTAAACTGTACCAAATGGCTGGTTACAAGGATGATTTTGACAAGCAACCATTAGAGTCTACTCAGGATTTCGTGGACCAGGCAGACTACATTCTGGCTCACAAGGAACAGTTCGTGGCCGAGGTTATCGGTACTACGGTTTCCAAGTTTGGAGCCAACAACAAGATTGTCGAAATCGTGAAGCTGGTTATCGTGGCAGGTCTCTCTATCGCCGCCGCTTTTGGGTTACAGTCTTGCTCCGGTGCAGTTGCAGAATATGACCCGGAAACGGGAGTCATTTCCATCTATCAGAACATGGAGCAGACGGAACAGCCTCCGGTTGTTCAGCAGACTAAGTAACAATGATTGACAAAGATTCAGTTACAAGTTATCAGGGCGAGGGGGAAATTCCCCCCGCCCCAATTTCTTTACCCCCGTTGCCAGACGTTTCCAACTATGGAATGGACGGCACAGTGTGGCCTGATATTCAGACACCTATCTATGGGAGCGAAGACATACAGGCACAGCCTCCCTTTATCGATGCAGACATCGGTGCCCTCCGCAACAACCCCGGGGAATATTTTAAGGTATTCTACAACCCGGAGGGTAATGGTGCTTGGCCCCAGCTTCGGTTCACGCAAGGTCTTATTGTAGAGGGAACAGAACTTTCCCGGGTAGGTTCCGTAACGTACTCAGCGGTCGACGGGAACCCGGTGAAAGGACACACTGCTGGACAGAACCCTACGAACAAAACGGTCTGGTTGAACGTAACGAACGACAGGTCCGCATCGTCCGTATCGCTCGATAAGGACTCAAGTGCAGACTTTAGCTTTGAACTTGCTCGGATTGACGGCAACGGAAATATCCAGCAGTTGCATTCAGGTGCTCTTGTCATCGGTGGTGAAGGTGGAGGTCCCTCCCAGTGGAAGATTGGCGTAGAGGTACTAAACCCCTCTACGGGCCAGACGCGCATCACGTGCGACCCGAACGGAGCGACCGTAATGAACGACAAGTACCAGAACGTTCCCCTTACTCCTGCTACCCTCAGTTCGTTGCAGAACGTGCAGAACGGCGATAAGTACGTTGTGTACGTTGAGTACCGCTACGGGTATAACTACACTACGACCGTTAAGGAACAGGCTCTCCTTCAATGCTCGAAGTACACCGCCCCGACAGGCAACAATAAAGACATGCGCTTTATGGTACAGCAGATGTTGAGCGACACGATTAGTGAAGGCAGGAGCCGACAGGTTATTGCCCTGCTCACATTCTCCAAAACAGGTTCCGGTTCTACTTCGGTTATTACCCACAAGGCTACCCAAATCACCTTCCACAGTTTAAGGCAGGTGTGGATTCCCGGTTATTGGGAGAAGGATGCCTCAACGCAGGAGATTAAACACGGAGCCGCTTGCTTCCTAGATGTGAGTAGCTCCAACGGTATGAGCGACTTCCCCACAATCTAATGGCTTTCACCCCACCACCAGTAGTTTACCCTGCCCGGAGTTACATGGGCAGGAATTCCCTTTCATGGACTGGACAGGATTTTGTCCAGCGTCCAGACATTTCTACGTATCAAAGCAATCCTCAAATCTACTATCCCCCTTCTCTAGCTATTAACCCTACGGCCTATGGCTACACAGGAGAGGGAAGTAGCGTGGTTGTCCAAGATACTACAGCCCCTTCCAGTTCAAAGAAGGACAGGTATCAAGCCTTTCAGGACAGTGTTCTAGGAGGACCTGCTCAATTTGGACTGTATGAGCCTTCCTCTGGTTTCCCCGGAACGGGCACAGGTTCTACACTATCCCCCGTAGGGTTTGTGATTACCTTGTCCTCTTCCATACTAGAGGGAGGCGGTGGCTTTACTCCCGGACTCAGGTTCAAGAACCTTGGTGAATGCGTCTCCTTCCTCACCCACCTTGCGGCGATTGAAGCCCCCAACATTGGTAAGGGGTGGATTGAGCAAGATGAAATTGGGACGACGGTTACCCAACGAGGTGGACTGTTCAAGAGAAAACTTCCTGCCCGTTTTGAGATTGACAAGAAGGGTAACAACTTCGATATGAACGATGTTGTTACGTTGGAGAATGGGGTAGGTGTTTTCACTGCTTCGGATTCTGGTGCCTGTATGCCTAACATTGAGAACTACAGGTGGCAGTATAATTCCTACTACAAGAACTTTCTTTCGGATGCCACAGGTTTACCTAAGCTGGCTTGGAAGGATTTCCAGCCAAATGATACGGGAGCTATCTGGTTTGCTGTTGATAATGAAGGACCCGTAAGTGATGTTGCCGTTGTATCTCCTACTCCCTTCATCATCTATCCTGTTCCGTTTGTAGATGAAGGAAGCGGGAAGGCGTACCTGATGACACTCCATAATATGGAAGTTCTCCGTGGCTTGATGGAAGGGAACCCGCCAGCTTGGACAACCAAGAATGGATATGCTAGTATGGGTAGGATTTACAAAGTCTATCCGAACTATTATCCCAAACAGGAATCTAGTGAATACCCTGACCATAGCTATACCTACATAGTGAACATGGAGTACATGAAACCTTTCGAATATTCTGTTGTTCCGATTCAGCAAAGCTTGGGGAACATCAGCTTCGAGATTCTAATGTGCTGTTCAGCAGGGAGTTTGGAAGCAGGAGCCGCAGGAGATATTGCGAGACAATATTTCAGTGGATTAAAATTCAAAGAAAGAGCTTGACAAAAATCTGGCTCATGTTACAGTCAACCCACATGAACGAAAACAAACCAAACTGGATAGACAATGGGGAGTTCAAGGTGTTCCTTCCTGTTCACTCCTATGCTGGAGTGGATTTCAAGGACCGGGACACGAAGGTTCTCCACCTCTTCATCAATTACCTCCGCAACGTGGGGGTAAAGCCCGAGGATATTGTCCTTGTTGGAGACAATCTGGAAGCACTGGCCTATGGTGAACACTATGGAATCCTTACCTACAATACTGATGGGGAGTATTCCACCAATTTCCTGAGCAAGGCTTATGAGAAGTTTGGTAAAGGGAAGCATGGCATCTTCTTTACCAACCTCTCTAGGCCCTATCTGGAACACAACTTCCTCCTGCAAATGCAGAGGGAGGTTATTTCCTGCCCGCACCAGATGGTTGCAAGCGGAGTAGAAAGCCTTGACGGAATCTTTTCTTTCACGGATGTCATTGGCATCAATAAGCTCATGCTGGTGGAAGATACGGTGGACAACCTTGTATCTACCTTCGGTAGCTTCCGTGAACTCTACCACAACAGGTTCTGCTCATACACTATCCTTTGTGAGGAATTCCTTGCTGACGAAGCTGTCCAAAGTGCGATGGTTAATTACGCATTTAATTTGAATGTATTCCAAGCTCCTACCCCCAAGGGCTTTAGCTTCAATCTCCCTGTATAAACATGAACGAAGAAACTAAACGAAACGTGGATGAAATCATCAAGCAGGAAAGATACCCCTACGGCCCGGGTATTCAAGAAACGGAAGGTGGCAAGTATAAAGTTACCGTCTGTCGCTCGGAGTGTCGTGCAGTTATCACTGTGGATTCTCTTGAGGAGGCAAAAGCCGCACAAGCTGAACTTAAAACCAATTCTGCCTATTTCCTTAGAGTTGTAGAAAAAACTTTGGAGGAAGAAGACCAGAGGAAGTATGAGAAGACAGTAGACTATCTTTCCGGGGTTCTTCCCGAAGTATTCAAAACGATAGAGGCTCCACTTCAAACGCTGGACAGGCTTGTCAAAGAATATAATTCTGAGGAACTTTTGCAGGCGTGTAAGAGGTTTGAAGAGAACTATGAGTTCTCGGGATATACCTCAGCCGTGCTTGAAGAATTCCGAGACATTCTCAAATTCCCTAAGGGAGGTGTTAAGTACCATTACGATGTAGACTCAGGGAAGAGTCTGGTTTCCGTAGTACACCCTAACGGTTATCTGTGGGTGTTTGAAGTTATAGACCTGTGTGGGGATGAAGAATGGAAACTCTATTATGAGGTATCTCCCGAAGGAGTGGAGTACAGTCACGAAGAAGACAAATGCCGCCTTACTCTTTTCATTTCTTGTAAGGAAGACTTCGCATGGAAGGGGACTTCAACGGAGGGGTTCCAAGGGTACTTTACCGTTGAATACAATAATCACTATTACTTCATTCACAAGAAGAAGGGATTTGTTGACAGAGGAGTACTTAGGTCCTAAAATACGCTCATGGATTGGTCCGACTTACACTATGACTTAGGGGAGGCCAGATGGATTACTCCCCAGCAGAGCGAGCAGATTGACGCAATGGTTCCTACCCCTTGGGGTATAGCGGACCCTCAGCTTGTCATGGCTTCTCCTGATTCCGTATACCCGTTTAACCTGCATGTACACAACTGTGGGATTACGAGCATTGACCCTGCCGCCATTTTGGAAGTAGTTGTATTCAATAGGCGAGGCAAGACGGTGAAGGCTCAACTCCCGCCACTGTCATGCAAGGTAGAGAATGGCGTATATTCCATCACCAATGGTCAGTTTACGCTAGGCAATGTCCTCCCGGACCTGTACACTTGGTTAGGGGACTATCCCTACATGGACGTAACTATCTCCATCAAGGACACTACTAACCAAGTCTTTCAAGCTTTGACCGTAGGTGTCCGTATTCACAACGAACTCATTAACATTCTAAAATGTTACCATAATGTACGTTAACATTCACACATTACTCTATTGCCGGAACATCATCCGGCTGTGCCACTACGGAACGGCTTCCGGTTTTCATCATACTAACTATGATGAAATTACGGAAATCTTTGATGATTACATCGACAAGTTTATCGAAGCGTCCTTACCGTACATTACGTATGATGAAGTCGATACAGGCATTAAGCCCATCTTGTACGATAAGGACACTTCGTCCGCTTTGCACCTGTTCGAGAGCGCGTATGAACTGACTGTTCAGACCATGGAAGAGAATGCTCCCATCCCTGCTCTTAGAAACATCGTTGCTAGTTTCAAGGAAGATATTGAACCCTTGCTCAAAGTACTCCACCAGTATGCCTAACATTCTCTTCCCCCAAGACAATGGGGTAGGAATCTGCTCTAACGACTCCAATTTCACCAAGAACATCTCCCGGAAATATATTCCTCAGCTTATTAAGGAAGCAAACAGGAAGGGTGGGGAGGATGTCTGGTTCTACCTCTTTCATTATAAAAGTGATACGAAGTTGCCCTTCGGTGTAGCTCTGGAATCCATGAGGATTGGAATGGCGGCCAAGCTCCCTACGATGGGAGACAACTGGCTTATCATCCGTTGCCTTGTGGATGAAGAAGAGGAAGAAGACGGAGAAGCTTGGAGGGGACGTGAAGAAAAAGGAGGAGAAGGAGATGATTGGATTTTCCAGTTTCTCTCCCCTTGCTCGGAAGTTCGTGAAGGTATGTGCACCTGCATCATTAAGGGAAAGCGATATGCCTTGAACGAAGAATCTGAATTCTATCCTGACTACAAGCATCTTATGAGCTTTGAGTGGGAAATCGCTGAATGTCACGCTGACAATTTATTATCATGAACTTAAAACAGATTACCAAGCTAATTCAAGATAGTGTTGGTGTAACCGCAGATGGTATCTACGGGATTAACACCGCCAAAGCCATTGCTTCAAAACTGGGGCTGGAAACCGAAGAGAAGGAAACCGAAGAGAAGGAAAGGGAAGGGTTTAATGCAAGTGACTTGCTTGACCCTGAGAAAAATCGTTCTAGCTATCCTCTACTGGTTCGTTGCATGGTCCTGAACATCGTTAACCTTGAAGACCCTAAGTGTGTTAACCCTGATACCATGCGGGTACACAGGCTACCTGCCGCAGACCGTGGTGGTAAATGGGAGGTTGCTGGGTTGAGTGACGGCTATGAACCCGAAGTTGTGGACTTTATCCGAAAGGAGATTGAAGCAGGAAGGAGGCAGTCTGCATGGAGTAGCATGATTCACTCCATAGATGAAAAATCTATCACGGAGAGTATTGAAGCAGAAATGGAATTTTTGGATTGCCATGCTATTCAATACAGGTTCCGCTCCTTCGCTTTCAATGCAGGTATCTCTGCTTCTATCAAATGCCTGCAACGTGCCCTCAACACATTCCTTCAATCTCCCATTGCTACTGATGGCAAGTGGGGGAAGAATACGGCTAAAGCTTTAGGGGATGTTTTAACGGAGTACGGGGAGAAAAAGGTTCTCCTTCAATTCAATCTCAAGATTCAAGCCTACTACAAGTCCCTTCGCCAGTACAAGAATGGCACCTTCAAAAAGGGTTGGGAACGTAGATGGACAGAGGATGAAAAGATTGCTGAGAATTTCCTTGACCTGAATTGGTAGGATAGTCTATATTACTCTTAGCCATTTTCCCCCTGTAACTTAGGGAGTACACGAACGAAAAAGTGTACTCCCTTTTTTAGTATAGAAGTCTATGTCATGTTCTCTCCTCTCCAACATTACGTCATTGCTCAAGTAAGCCCCCAAGGTTTGAGTCTTTACGACAAGATTGTCTCCGAAGCCACACCCTTTGCGGCGGTGGTTTTGATTACCGTTATTGTTGGAGTTAGGCTAGCCTATAAATATTTGTCCCAGCGTATGGTTCAGACGCTCAAGAAGGACGAACAATTTATTGAATTGACAAAAGAATCTGTACAAGCTATACACGAGGTAGGAACAGCACTGGCGAAGCTGAATGAAAAGCTGGACTACCTAATCAGGCTGAACCGAGATTGAAAGACTATGCTCCCACTCCCATGTACTCCAAGTTAAAAAGAATATTTCATAAAGAGAAAAAGGTGCTGGATGAAACCAGTACCTTGCTCGAACAGTTTAAAAAAGAAAGAAACTCCATTCATTCAAACGTGCGAAGGTTTGGTCTTCTCCCTTTTTGGAACATGCACAATATGGTGGAGATTGTTACGGAACTTCCAGAAGGTGAATGGATAACTGACGAGAATGGAATTTCTCTTTTCTACATGGGGAGTAATAAGACGAGCAGTGGAATTCTTATGCGTGCCCACGGAGAATTACCGCCAGTCTATACGGACAAACATGAACGTATCATTAAGGTGGTCAAGGGGTTCTTGGAAGATACCGTTACAGGTATGAAGTATTACAGAAAACAAGAGTTGACAATCCCCTGTGGCTGTGCTAAACATCTTAACCTCTTCGGTACAATAGCCGTAGTTTTTATTCCACCCTTTAGCATTCTAACTAAAACGGAAAATGCCGCAATTTAACACACCAGCAGTCAGGCCGGGACAACCCAGCGTCCCCATAGGGGCTACTGACAGGAGTGCTCAACCCTTCCAGCATAATACTGCTCTGGGGCTTGAGCCTGTTTTGTCTTTCCCCAATCCTATTCTAAAAAACCTGATGTTCTATGTGGACGAACAGGTTACACCAAACCAGCTTCCTAAGTATGTTCTTGGCTCCAAGTTCCAGCCTAAGTCTGGACTAGCCATGGGATTGACGGAAGGCATGCGGGCGGCGGTGCTCACCCACATTGAACCTGTACAGACCCAAGATACGAAGAACATCTATAGGTTCTTCTATGTGGTTCCCCCGGTGGAACAGTATAGGTACAACATCATGTCCCACAAGAAGGACAGGGATGGTTACACGCTGAACACTACGGGTACTGATGGGAAGTTCTTTAACGGAACCCAGCCAGAAGATGAACTGAAAACGTTCCATGATATTCAGCGAACCTTCGTGTACCTCCGTAGTGAAGTTCCAGTCTCCCCTGCTATTGGTAGCTTTGACCCGAGCAATGTGGACTTGGACCCGGACTATGAAAGTAACCACAAGTACACTGGCTTCGATGCCCAGCTTGTACATGAAGAGCAAGTTCCTTTTGAAGAAGATTACCTGAACAAGATTTTTGTTCGCATTGTTCGGTTCTACAAAACAATGCCCGGTCCTGTGGTCAAGGAACTTATTCCTGTGTCCCAATGGACTGCTGGTCAAACGGTGTTTGATGAAGGTGGTCCCGGTGATGTAGGGAAATGGAGGGCACAGAATGCACAGAGGTGGAGCAGAGAAGTGTGGGGGTTCCCGGAAAACGGAACCAACGAGTTTGATGCTCAGGTTCCCTACATGCCACAAGAAGCTCTGGATGTCACTCCATTTAATGACGGTTGGGACAAGGGTTCTTTCCCTGCTCTCCAACTGTACATTATCACGGGGATGATTAAGTCTTTCAGCAACATTGTCATTAACAGCAAGGGTGAGACTGAAAGCGGAGATTGTTGTAATCCTCCCTCTGCCTTTGTTCGTTGCGTAAATACTACTAAGACCACGAGCCAGAATGTTGACTGGGGTGCAAACGGAGACCTCCCTCCTGTAGTTGCCCCGGGCAAGGAATGCAGTAAGTGGTCCACTAGTACTGACGTTGTTGTAAGAGAAGGACATAGCCAGAAGGAAACCGTTACCACTTGCACCACCTATGAAACGGTGGATGAATTGTGGGAGAGCCAAGTTGACCAGCTTACGGGGAACGTGTTCCCAGTGAGACGAGTTCTGGTCAAGGAACCTACACTGGACTTCATTGCTAACTACGAGAAGGAAGGATTCACTAAGGAGGTAGATGCCTTGGGGAATACCTACTACGTTCGTCGTCCTAAACCCAGCAAGAGAGAAGTTCCTTACGAAGTTCCTGACAATACCTTCACTCCTCTTCCTCTTAATCTCTCCGATTTTAGTGTAACCCAAAGCGGACCTTATCAGGTCGAATGGATGACGATTGGGGGAAATCTGGCTGTTGGTACAGGTTCCGATACTCGAGGACTTATAGGAACTCCTATCGAATTTGTTCAGGAAGGACCTGAATCTGGTTCTCGCGTAGCCTCTATCGCATTGAAGTACAAGGGCAAGAACGTTTATACGATGCCCTTGATTCAATCCTACCCTGACGAAACCAGCCCGGGACCCGGTAACTGGGCATGGGAAAATAATTACAATGTTCCTAACCCTGATGGTCCTTGGTTCTCTGATGATGGGATTTATAAGCTAGAAATGGCTACTGCCTCTTACGCCAAGGCGTGGGGTAGCAACCTTGTAGGCCAGCCCATGGACATCCTGCCCGTGGGAGAAAATCCTATCACGTCTATAAGTCAAGCAGAATATTATTCCAGCAAGGTCAAGTTCACCTATGGTTCTCCTAAACCTAGCAACATTACCCCAGTCCTTTATGTGAAGGGTGGAATCCTCTACATGAACATCATCTGCTCTGACTGGGGTGGAGACTTGTCCGGCAACTATACCATTCTTATTGATATGAATAGTAAGGAAGTTGCCAAGGTGGGACTTACAATCAGCAACACCAGCCAGAAGGCCGAAGGGATTAAAATTTCTACCGAGCAAGGGGAAGATGGAGAGTATGTCTCCGGTAACTACGTCTTCCGTGGTAAGTTCCTCAAGAACATCACCGTTACCCGGAACAAGGACATTAATGGAGTGTTCCAGTTCGCCGTTCAGCTTGCCGTACTAAAAGGCAACGTGTACGAAGTGACCGAAACGGACGAGGTGCCCACCTTGGTCGTAAGGCAATTCGTGAACCCCTGTTTCGCCGTGGACAGTTACATGCAACTCCCGGGACAAGGGTACTACCGCAAGTATACCACCGTGGAGAACTTCTCCTTCCCTCCCGTGCTCGGCAATTTCGGTATCTACGCTTGGAATACCCGCCCTGCTCTCAACGGGCAGGAAGGTGGGGCCTACTTCGTGAATTCCCTGATGGAAAGGAATGGGTACTCCGGTCCCTGCACCGCCATCGTTGAGGAGGTTTATAGTCCCAATAGAACCCTCCCGGCAGGATGGGGTCTCGGTGTGGATGTACAGTACACTACGAACAGTGGCTCCTTCCAGTCTCCCCTTGTCACCTGCAACTTCCCTGCGTGCCTTCACCCGCAGATTAACATCGCTGTTACGGTGGGGAACAATGATGCTAAGTGGGTTAGCGGAAATACTAACTACACTTGGCCGGGAACAACCCACACCAGATGGAAGCCTGTAACCATGGTCTATGTACAGAACCGTGGCGTAGGCATCCTCGCCAGAAAAGTCACCATTAATCCTCCTGCATAAACCATGCCTATTCAATCGACAATCAATCTGAAATACGGGAACCTCCGTGACGAGCTAATGCCGCTTGTCATGGGGGAAATCCCCACAGGGGCAGAATACGAATTCCGTAGAATGCTCAAAGAAGCACAGAACCTTCTCATTAACGAAGCGACCGTAACGCTCGATTCGTACATTCAGCGCGTTGAGACCGTTGCGAACGCTGGGGACGAGATAACGCTACAGAACGGAGAGGACTCTATTCTCCTTGCTCGAACTGGTAGCGGAAGGCAGTACACTATCATCTCACTATTCTCCTTCAATCCCGTCTCCGGTAGTACCCACGGCTATGCCTACCCCCTGCTTGTTGACATGGGTATTGACGAGAATGGGTTGAGGAAGTATAAGGTGATGAATGGGGAACACGCCAGACAAGAGGGAGATTCCCCTTCTCTGGTAGGGGACGACCTCACGGTTTATATGCAGATTTCCCTTGCTCCCCTCAGCGGGAATATCAGAGACGATAATTACTGGTCTGACGACCTCACTGTTATTCCGAACTGTTATCCTGCCTTCAAGTCCATGCTTCTGTATGTCCGGTTCATGGAACTGGGTAACACCGCTCAAGCTCTGGACTACTACTCCATTGCCGTTAAGACCTTGAACGATAGCCTGAGGAAGACCCGTCAAGGTACGCTTATTACTCCCCGTATTGTGCAGAACCTAGGCACGAATCAACCGAACTTCACTTGTCCAATGTAACCCGCTATGGCTGAGAATCCTAAAGCAAAAGACGACCCCGCTACGAAGGTAGCTTCTGGAAAAAGAAACAGGCAAGCAGTGATGGAAGATGTTTCCCCTGCTTCAAACCCTAACGTACCTATCCGTCCTACCACCAACAATGACCCCGGTAAAGTACCTACACCTGAACAGCTTGCCCCTATTGCTCAGCAAAATAGCAATGTGGGTATTCAGCAACCCTCGAATCCTGTGCCTACTAGGCCTGCCGGGAGTCCCCCGAGACAGCCGCTGAATGTAGACCAGAATGCAGATAAGCAGGACAGAGATTACATTTTTGGACTTGACAGAAAACAACTCGAAGACTATGCAAAAGACCCCGGAAAATTATCCCCGAGTCAAAGAGCACTGGTTGATGAAGCTAAATACCAGTTTATGTCTGGAACACATGAGCTACAGTCCGAATCTGATAAGCAGTTATTTTCCAATGCTGTCAATCCTAATACAGCAGAATATGCTCAAAGACAAAGACAAGCCTACCAGCAAGGGATAAGCCAGCCTCTCACTGCTCAAGATAGAGCGGATATGTCTGGGTTTGAGCAGGGGAGGTATCGCATTCCTACCCCTGTCCCCAACCAGCAGATGCAGAGACAGAAGCAAGCTGATGCCATTGCTCTGGATGATTCCACTATTGTTGAGAGGTTGCAGAACCTCGCTAAGAAACAGGGGAGGGATTGGAGCAAACTTAATGAAGGCCAAATTCAACAGATGGTTTCTGACTACCGTCTCAGGATGGCGAAGACAGGACAGGCGGCTGAAAGGCTTGGTCAGGCTCCGGCTACCCAACAACCACAACAGGCTACTACCCAGCTAGTGCCGACAATAGGGGGTGTGCCTACGAGAACTAATACTCCTTCTCACCAAAGGGATTTAGATTACTTCACTAGGGTGGCTACGAGTAGAACCGCTAACCCGGAAGACCGGGAAATGGCAAGGGGTTATCTGATTGTGAACCAGATTAGAAACGACCCCAAGCTTAAGGAAGGGTATGGGAGGATGCTGGACAAGGATATTAGGACCCTTGAAAAGCAGTTGCAATCTCAAGCGAGGACGGAAGAAAGGCAGGCTCCTCATATCCGAAAGGCTAGAGGAATCGCTGGAACTCAAGCAGAACAGCTTCGACAACTCAAGCGGACGAATCCGAAGGCTTACCAGTTGCAGTTATGGAGAGAAGTTCTCCGTCAACCCCAGTACAGGGGTATTGAAATGCAGTTAGGTTTTTAGTCCTTGACAAAAGAACTACCTATGATACAAAGGGGGTGTGACCTGAAAGGGTTGCACCCTTCTTTTTTATTTACAAGAAGGGGAAAACGTACTATAACAAACTAGTTATGCCTAACAACCAACCACTAAACTTCGAGAGCTTCCGTCCGACAGACCCGGAAGCGGAGTATTACAAGGACCTGCGGAGACAGCAGAGTCAAATTAAGTGGGAAGAAGGCCGCCAGAAAAGGGAGCAGGAAGCTAAGCTTGTTCCCTTGGAGGAGGATGCTGAATTCCTGAGTTCCTTTAACAAGGCTTTTGAAGATGCTGAGAAGGCCGGGCGTACCGAAATAGAACAGGGACGCAGTGATGTTAAATGGGAAGAGAGCCGCGAAGACCGCCAGCGTAGACTTGCTGAACAGGCGAAATCAGACTACGAAAAAGAAGTAGAGAAGCAGGATAAAAAGCTTGGACAGTATCTTGGTACTGTTGCCCCGGGCCGTAGAATCGGTATTGAAAACCGAGTGGCCCTTGATGAATACCTTTCCTCTACGAAGCCGGAAGAACTTTTTGATGTTGAAAAGTTTAAGGCCAATGATGTCGGTGAACTCAGCAAGGTCCGTAGCTCTGTAGAAAACTTCGGTGCCTCTCTTGTCCTGTCTTCCGAACGTGTAAAGGATGACGAGAAGGCCAAGATGTGGAACCTCTCTCCCGACCAGCAGGTCTCCCGTATTCTCTCCAAGTCCAACTGGGGTGTTGCTCAAAGCCCTGATGGTAAGCTTGTTGTTGACGAACGATTTATTGACGCTGTGAATTCTCCCAGCAAGGAGAATATGAAAAGCGAAAACATCGCCCGTGCTATCATCAACAACATCAAATCCATTACTACCCGTGAACAAGGACGTACCAAAGACCTCAGCTACCTTATCCCCGACGTTGAATCCCTCACCAATCTTGTCCAAAACATCCGACGACAAGACCGAAGAACCTACGAAGCATACAGCAAGGCGGGGGAAAAGTTCCCGTTACCAGCACGTCAAGAGGATGGGGAGGCTCAGCAAGTAGAAGGGGCCAAGCCGTTGGGGGAGGGAGAAGAGGGAAGTTCTGGCGACTCTTCTAATCTTGTCAATTTTGTACTTGACGAGACGGCCCGGTTCTTCCTTCAAAATCCTAGCGCACTTATCGAACTCAACGCCCGCAACGCCCAAGTGGAAGGAGCTGAGCGAGAAGAAGCTCTTGCTCCGTACCGTAAGGCTCGCGAGCTAAAGGACAAGCTGGCCACTTCAATCGCTACGAACGCTCCGGGCGTTACGTATACTGACGTTCGCAACGAACTTGACGATGAAAGTTCCCTTGCTCGCAATGCCCTTGAAGAAGTTTATGCAAACGATGTACCCGAAAGTGTACGGGAAAACATCCTTGCTCGAACTACCCAGCTTGCGCAGGAACGTCAGGCCCTTGTAGAAAGTGACTACCAGAAAGCAGAGAAGGATGCCATTAACGAGCATCTGTCCTCTCTTGGTCTAGACGAAGGAACTGTAGCCTCTGTTGGTGTTTCCGGCATTGCCAAGAAATACCTTCGTGAAGCTCAGGACAACGACGTGTCTACCGTTGCCCGTGCGGCTGTCTCCAATTACCAGAGCACCGCTGGTCAGGCTTTGGAGCTTGGCATGGGACTCGGGTATGACAAGCCTCTCAATCTCGGCAAGTGGGAGAGCAGGGGTAACGAATCTGTCTATGCCCTGTTCGACGAAAACGGAAACCAACTTGGTGGAGACTTCCGTGTGGACCGCATTGCCGCAAGGCAGAAAGCGGAAGAACTGGGTGTAAGCTTGGACACGTACTTGGATTCTCTTGTGCTTCCTCTCAAGCAGGGGAACCTGCTGGATAGCGACGAGACCAATACCATCATGGCTTGGGACCCGGTGAGCAAGAAGATGGTAGCTAACGCCACTGCTGACTCCAACCCTCTCGCAGTGTACGACACGGACTTAATCAACCGTAGTGCCGATAAGGCCATTGCGGACGGTGCGGACGAAGCGACCGTGAACAAGTGGAGGGATGGTCTAATCCGTGTTGCCAAGGAGCAAGCCGCTCTGACGGTAGATATGCTGAAAGACCAGTACGCCGCAGTTGAAGAACTGATTAAGAGTGGCCTGCTGGGTAACGAACTCGCCACGAAGCTGGCGAAGATGGGGCCGTATGATGACTTCCGTGACTTCTATGCTCAGGGCAAGGCTCAAGGGAAGGAAGATGCGCAAATCATTCAGGACTTCGTTGCTAATGAAAAGGACAGCCAAGTTATCCTTGCTCTCATGGGTGCCACGGCTAAGACCATGGCCCGCTGGAAGAGCGCAGGATATACTGTAGCCAACCTCACCAATGAAGCCGCTTCCGCTATTGGTCTTGCCAACAGGGACATCCCCAAGTACCAGTCCCTCTGGTCCAACCTTGCCAAGGGAGAGCAGTCTACTCAGGCTATTCTCCAACGTTCCGGTGCCATGGCTGACTGGGGTGCAGAGATTATGAACCTCGCTGGTCAGATTGGTGAAACCGTAGCTACTGGTGGCGTAGGACGAGGGGCCAACGCTTTTGTCAAGGGTGTTCAGATTTGGGGCAAGAACCTTGCTCTCAAGGCTACTACTCAAAACATGTTCCGTGCCGGGCAGATTGTCTCTAAGCTTGGGGGAGGTGCCGAGAGGTTTGCTCTCCGTCACCCCAATTTCTTTACCAGCTCTGCTGTGAATGCCAAGGTGTTCGGTGATGCGGCAAGTGATACGTTTAAGAACGTTGCCCCTGCCAGTTACAACCGGGTCATGGAAGAGCTGAACAAGAATCCTGAAACTGCCAACCTCCCGGAAAGAACCAAGATGGAAATGGCTCAGAACGTAGCCACCACGAAGGGTTCTGTTGCGGCTGTTGCTTACGGTGTCACCTCCACCCTGCTCAATAACAGGGCTGGTTGGGTCCGCATGGTCCGCAAGTCTTTAGGTGTCAAGCCTACTGGCTCTGCTATCTCCAAGCTTGAAAAGAGCCTTGAAGGTCCCGGTCTTCTGGACTGGTCCGTTGTTCGACAGCTTCCCGGAAGAGCACAGGTCATGTCTATCGCCAAGCAGTTGGGGCGTATCTCCGCTTCTGCTGTTGAAGGTGGTGTCGAAGAACTGGCTGATGAAGCCCTGCAATGGGGTTGGGAAACGGCTGTGCAGAACGGTCAAATCCGGGAAGAGGACATTGCCAGTGAAAGGGATGTGCTGGAAGCCGCAAGTAAGATATTCATTCTCGGTGCCATGGGTGGCGAGATGGGTCTTGCTATTCAGCGTATGGCTACCTCCCCTGCTGAAATTCAGGCAAGGCGTGAGAAGGCCCTCGAAGCACAGGGTCTCCTTGCAAGTAGCCTTGAAGAATCCCGTAAGGAAGATTCCAGTGTAAGTGGTGCCTTTGTTCAGGCTCTCGAAGCACAGCTTGAAAGAAGCAGTGAAATTGCTGACGACGCTATCGTTAGCCAAGAGAGTGCCGTTAAGCTCCTTCGCAATTCTGGCCGGGAAGAAACCCAGCAGGCGGTGAACAGCACTGCTTCTATCATGGCCCAGCTCCCGGAAAGGGCACGAGTTGAAATGAACAACTTCGGCGAAGCTTGGAACAAGCTGGGTGATGACGAAGCCGGGAAGGCACGGTTGCAGTTTGAGTTCATCCAGCACATGGCAACGGATGATACCCTTACTCCCCAGCAGAAGGAAATGGTTGGTGTAGCTATTAACGAGCTTTCCAAGATGCCTGCTGTTGAAGTGGATGTAGCGGCTGGTGAAGTGAACCTACCCGAAGGTCTGGATGAACTGGCTACGGTGGAAGTGGTAACGGAAGAAGCAGAAGCTCCTGCTGTAGAAGCTCCTGCTGTAGAAGCTCCTACCGTCGCAGAAGAAGCTCCGGCTCCCGAAGTCGCTCGCCCCACGGAAGAAACCGCCATTGCTGAAAGCCTGAACGTTGACCGTGACTATGGGTACAATGCTCCCAACCCTGTTCCGTTTATTGAACAACTCAATGATTGGTATCTCTCCAACGAACCGATTAACGAAGAAATTCAGAAGGGGGTAAGCAGTGTGCTGGTAGACTTGGAACTGGAAGACCCTGACATGTTTGACTTCATCACGGAAGGTAAGGATGAAGTTGACCGGGCTACGGTTCGCAGGCTTATCACGGTTTCTAACCTCACTGGTCCTGATGCTCCCCTTGCTATCAACCTCGAAGGCAAGACGGAAGTTCATAAGGCAAATGCCCTGCTTACGGACAAGAGCGTGTGGAAGGACTACAACGTTGAAGCACCTGTTCGAGATAGCAACTGGGCCGCTGATGTCTATGCCGCTATTGGTGAAGACTCCCTGCCGATTCAGGATGCTGTTGACGACATCCTTCTGGTTGAAGAAAACGAAGGGGTTCGTACTGGGATTGAAACCATCGTTGGTCTGATTGAAGAAGCCGGGATTCCGGTGAACATTACCAGCATCAACGCTGACAGCAATATCGCTGGCCTGACGCAGGTGGACCCTGAAAGCAAGGCACAGTACATTGCCATCAACGCCAGTGCGGCTAACCCGGAAACGAGTGTAGGGGAAGTTATCCTGCATGAACTCTCCCACGTTCTGGACAATCACCTGCGTTCCACCAATCCTGATTATGCCCAGCGTGTAGCGGACATCGAAGAAACGATACGCTCCAACTGGTCCAACATCAAGAAGGAAGTTGAACGCATTAAGCGTACAGCAGTTACGGACATGGACAATATTACCATTGACCAGTTCGTAGCAGAAATGGAATACGCTTTGTTTGCCAAGGAAAGCGAAGACCTGTTAGATACCAGCAGGGAGTTCCTTCCGAACGTTCTCACCAACCCCATCATGGGGCAGGTGGTAGCAGAAGGTGTTATTCCGTTTGACGCTGAACTGGAAGGATGGAGCAACCCGGAGAATCTTGCCCGCATCAACCTTATTGGTAAGGGTAAGTTCACCCGCATTGTTGCCAACCTTCTCAACGCTATCCGTAGCGTCCTGAAAAGCTCCAAGCCTGTGAAGGGTACGGCTTCGCCTGCCAACTCCGTGGCTATCGTTGCTGAACCGGGAACCCTGTCTGACCCCACCCGTGCTCCCATCGTTACTCCGAAACTGATTGACTATAAGGTGAACGAGGTAGATACGGAGAACGTCTTCATTACTACCCGTGGTGTTGACCCTGCCCTGTTCAGCAATGCTCAGAACTTTGTTGGAGCAGGGAAGGCAATCGTCCGGGCGGCCAAGAAGAAAGGCGGCTACACGTTTGATTCCCGCAACAGCAAGAAGGCCAAGGAGTTCGTAAGCAACTACCTCAGTTCCATCGGTCAGCTTAACGGACGAAGCGAACGAATCAAACGCTTCGTACAAAGCAGTACCAAGAACATGGAAGCCAACGCTAAGTCCAAGGTCATTCAGGCTATCGTGGATTACACTGGCGACATCGGCAATGCTATGGACCCCAAGGTGGTACGTCGAATCTTCGCTGAAACGCAGACGAAGATGGACAAGGCGAAGGCTGGACTGGATGCCGAAGTGAACGCCGCGAACGATAAGTTCGCCAAGTTCGTTGCGGAAAGAAAGACCGCTATAGCTAGAGCGGAAGGAGCGGCCAAGGTTCTCACGGGAACGGAAGCCCTCAACGCTGTAAAATCCGCTATCGTTCAGGCGAGCAAGGTGGCGAAGGAAACCCCTGTGGTTGCTACGGACAATCCTATGGCTGTAGCGGCTGAACAATTCCGTCAAGCACAGGAGAAACTTACCCCTGCTTTCAAGAATGTTTACGGTGTGGTTGACGAAAGCGTCAAGTCCGAAGTGAACGCTATGTACGATGCGGCCTTGAAGGCCATTGCGGAAGAACTGTCCGCTACGTACAAAGACTCCAAGCAGATTTTAGAGGGCCTTGTTTCCCTCGGTGGTCTGGAAGGAGTAGGTAGCGTTGACGACCTCGAAAGCATCATCACCTCGGTCATCTCAGCTAACCGCATGGCCCTGCTCAAGAAAGACGTAGAGGCTGTTCGTGCGGCGAAGGATATTGCCAAGGCCCGGGAAGACAGGCGCAAGGCCATAGCTGTCGCGGAGGAAAACTACAAGGCTCTCACCCGTCGTGGTGGCATGGGCAAGGATGGTCACTGGGTCAGCCCGGGTTCCATTTGGGTTGAACGCAACCAAGCCCTTGAAGCTGAACGCCTCCGTAAGAGAAATGAGTATGGTTTGAAGCGGGAAGAAAGCCGGAAGGTAATTCTGTCCCAGCCTTTCGGCAAGCGGCTCATGGCTCTACTGGATGATGCACGACGCACTATCGCCAACAATGCTGTAAATATTGCACATAGGCGTGGAGCAGTTGAACTGGGAACGAAGGTGAAAGACTTCTCCTACCTTACCCGTACATTCAGTGCCACGGGCAAGAACGGTCAGGTCTACGCTAAGGCCATGATGGAAGTAATCGACAACCATGGAAAGGCGAAGCCGGAGTTCAACCTGCTCACCACCATGTTGAACGATGCCATCCAATCCTACATGCGGGAAAACATCTCCCGGTACAATGAAGGTACGTCCCAGCTCATTGCCAACCTGTATGCCATGGCTTCCGTGGCTGACACCCTTGGATTTGAGGGCCGTGAATATCATGGCTTTGAAGGCAAGGAAGTGTGGGGTGAAGTGAATGACTACATGCTGGAAGGCGAAGCCTTGAAGGAAAGTGCACTCAAGGCCATCGAAGCTGGCAAGTGGGATGAAGTCGCCCTGATGAAGAGAGGGGATGTCTCCCTTGCTCGCATGCTCTACAAGGCCAGCGAACTGGATAGCCACCTTCGTTCCCTTCCCATTGGTGAACGGAGCAAGGTACAGGCTTCTATCCGCAAGGCTAAGGAGAACATGAAGAATATCGCTCTGGACAACTATGTTCTGACCAGCATGGGACAGAGTGAAGGGGACCTCCGTTCTTTCCTGATGGGATTGGACAGCGAAGAACAGATTGTTTCTGCTCTGGACATTCCCTATGTGGACAAGACGGTAGTCGCCCGTATCATGGGTAGCAAGGACGAGAACCTTCGTACCCGGGTGAAGAACACTATCAACTACATCCGCACCTGCTCCGCTCTTGAAATGAAGAGGAACGGCGAAGGGGTAGCCATCAACCCCCGTGACATGGGACTGCTGGCTGACGGAGATGTTGCTGATGGTCTGATTGCCGAAGCCAAGAAGGTGTTCCGGGAAACTCTGAGCAAGAACAGGAATGATGAAAACATTCTTGCCATGCGAAAGAACCTGATGGACAGTGAACTTCAAATCCTCGGCATGCGCGGTTACAGCAATATCGAAGATGCCTTTGGTACTATCCAGAATACTCTGGCCGCACAGTCCAGAACGTATGTGAATCAGGTAATCAATAAGGACATCACTACCTCTCTCATTAAGCACAAGGTAGTTGCGCCGGAAAAGGACCGTGAGAAGGACATTGTTCTGGAATTCGCTGACAAGAACTCTCCTCTCAACGGCATGTTCGCTGACAGGGAAACGGCTCTTGCCCTCTACAAAACCTTTGCCCCCAGCAACGGGGTTCTGGAAGCAGGGGACAAGATGGGGAATGAACTGGTGAAGTATTGGAAGAATGACTTGCAAGGCCTTCGCAAGATGGGTGGCTTTGTCTCCATGCTTACTCTAATCAAATCTCCTTCCGCTACCCTTCGTAACATGGCTGGTACGGTAGGCCAGAGCTTGAACGCTGGTGCCCTGCCTATGGACAGGGGTACTATCAACGGCTACATGGAAGTTCAGGAAATCATTCGGGACTTTGCAATCGCCAGTGTTCTTTCAGGAGCAGGGGACCTTGGTTTGTCCAAGCTTGCCAACTCGGAAGCTACGGTTCAGGCCGAAGACAGGTTGCAGAAGAAGCTGAAAAAGTTCCAGTCCTTGGGGCTTATGGATGCGGGTGCCGCTAACTTCATGCGCGAAGCGTGGAAGAAGGGCTTATTGCACGAAGCGGTCGATGCGCCCGTTACGAGCGTTGAGGACCAAGCCCTGTTCAGTAGCATCCTCGAAGAGGTCGGTGGGGACGAGAAGCTCGCTAAGAAGGTGTGGAACCGGACGAAAGGAATCCTGAACTGGACATTCGTCAAGCCCATGGAAGTCATGGCAGAAGCGTATAGTATTCCTGATATTCTGGCGAAGGTAGTCCTGTTCAATACGGAAACCTACAAGGTGGATAAGGTTGTTGAAGCCGAGCTTAAGGAAGCCCACTACCGGAAGTCCCGAGGCCAGACTCTGGCCCCCCGCATGGTGGACCTTCTGGAAGCAGAAGCTAAGAAGGACCTTGCTCAATACAAGGAACGTCGTGCGGCTGACCGGGTGAAGAACCTGCTCCCCACGGGTGCGAGAACTCCCGACTGGGTGAACAACGTCTCCATTCTTGGGATGCCGTTCTTCTCCTTCGTCTACCACACGTGGCAGAGTATGCCCTACAGCATCAGCTATGGCTTGGAAGAAATGACTGCGGCTGGCTATGAATGGAAGAGAGGTAGCAAGGGTAAGGCACTCACTCTTTACCTCGATGGCGTTCAGAAGCTCACGGGTTCCATTGCTTCCAATGCAATCATGGGTTCCCTTGTGAATATGTTCCTTCCTCTTATCTCCCGTACTATCGCAGGTATGTTTGAAGGTGAAGACGAGCAGGATAAACTGGAAGTCCTCAAGTCCTCTTCCTTCACTCGCTGGCTGGCGAGGAACGCTGGTCTCTCTGCTGACTACGACCAGAATGGGGAACTCTTCTTCTGGTATGATAAGAGCAGTGGGAACTTCTTCGTGCAGGATGGTCAGTACCTCATGCCTTACAAGACCGTGGGTGATACCGTGGGTGCCTTCATTGAGCTGGGGTGGGATGCTATGACGGGCAAGATGCCTGACAAGTACAAGGACAGTCCTGTCAGTTCCACCCTTGACTTCCTTGAAAGCACGGTAGGTTCTCCATCCATGCTTCTCCAAGTGATTGGGAGCATGTACGAGGCTTCGCCTAGGGATTCCGCTACGCTGGAAGAAATGGGTGGAGTGGGAGAAATCCCGGGAGCATTCGTCAATGCCTTGCTCATGTCTCTTGGTATGCGCCCTCAGGTTTCCCTTGCTGGTGGTAAGACGCTGGGTTGGATGGAACGTCTGTCTACGGCAGTTCGTGACAACCTTCCGCTCTACCCCACGATTGTGTCAGGTATTCAATCCTTCGGGGACATGAACCCTGACAGTACCAAGGTCAACTGGATTATGAAGAACTTTGGTTTGGGTGTTCGCCGCAACAAAAACATCGAAGATGTTTGCCGTGATGGTCTTGCCAAACACTATAAGGACTTCACCAACGCCATGAAAAACCAGCGTGTCTTCAACCCCAACATCTACAAGGAAGGTTGGAGTGAAGAACAGATGCGCGAGGTGATGGAGAGAGACAAGGGTGTGGTTGTGGATAAGGCAGTCAAGCTTGCCAACTGCTACCAGATTCTCCATGGGTTCCTCAAGGGCATGGGTGAAAGTGACCCGGATGTTATTCTGGATGCCGCTGTGGATGCGGCTGGGATAAGCAAGACTACAATGGATGCACTCCTTGATGGAGAAGCGAAACCGATTCTTTCTCCCCAGCGTATGGAAGGGCTGGAAGAAAGTGCTGAAAGAATCCTGCGTAGAAAGGACACTCCTGAACCTGTGAAGGAACAACTGGGACTTCAACTCAAGCTTGCGGAAGAAGCTCTGGAAGTTAACCCGGAAGACATCTCCGCATTCCTCGAAAACCCTGAACAGGTTGCTGAGAAGGTTGAAGCTGAGAAGCTGTAAAGAGAAAACAACAAAGGCATAACAGTGTACCCTTGCTTGACAATAGTGTCGGGCAAGGGTATATTGTTTCCATGCGTAAACTCAAATCCTTTTATGGAACCATCCCGCCTAATGGGTGGAGGTTCATTGTCCCTGTGCAGTTGAATGAGGAGCTGGCCGGGACTACCATTGTTGCCCCTACTTTAGGCCAGCTTAAGGAGGCTGTGTCCAAGCTGTTCATTAACAATGGGTACAGTATAAGCGATGCCCAGTTTGAAGAGGTAGTATGTGCCCTGTTGCCGGAGGGGTGGTGTGAAACCTGTGGTGATGAAGGGAACCCATGGCAGGAAGAGAGGCCCTTGGATGCAAAGAAGATTCTCGCTTTCTTCGTTACCATGCTGAGGTGGGTACGCAACGGGAAGAAGTTTGTAAGCAAAGAGGTTGCACAGGATAGGTTCGATAGGTGCCTAGCCTGCCCTCACAGTACTCGGCTGAAAGAGCAGGACCTGAATTGTAAGTCCTGTGCTCTGGAACACGGAGCAAGGGAAAAGATTTTCGAAGCTACTAAGCGGCTGGGTGAAGTTGAGGACCCGGGGAAGGGAGACGGTGACCTCTATTGCAAGGTGTGTGGTTGCCAGCTAAAGGCCAAGGTCTGGTTTGATATTCAAAGTTCCTGCTGGAAATAGAAACGAGAAAGCCCGCTACGGAATTAACGTAGCGGGCTTTCTTTGCGAATGCTTTTAGGTGGGAGTACTTCTCCCTAGGACGAGAACAACATAATGGTTATTCCCTTTATTGTCAATACTTAAATCCGGGATTATCCGAAAGTCTGAACATACTCTTGGACAAAGTAAGGGGGAGACCGATTTGTTTACCAATAGAGAAACCATCCTCCTCCGTAAAATTCACTAGATAGAAACTGTCCTCTATACCAATATAGCTTATATAGAAGGATTCTTTTTCTGGATGGTTCACCTCAATTACTCTGTTCCACAGTTCACGGTTCTCAAGTTTCTTTAGCAAGGTGGGGTAGTCAATCTTTAGATGAAGATTGAATTTGCTTTCAGTTAAAGAAAGAAATTTCCTGACCGGATTTTTTATCTCATACCTAGTATAACGCCTCTCAACGTAATAGAAGCTGTCCTTCTCTCCCAGATAGGCCATGCAGTATTTTCTTCCATTAGGTTCCTCAACGTAGATAGGTCGTTCCCAATAGGACTTGTCTTCCTTTAGTGTCTTAATCAGTTCGTCGTAGTTCATAGTATTTAATTGAGGTTGATGTGTCCAGAAGCAGGTGCGTCAATCAGTTCAAATTCACACGTGGTCAAGCTACGGTGAAGACCAATCCGGGGACCCATAGTGAACAGTCCATCTTCTTTATTCACAAGGTAGAGACAGTCTACCCCTCCCATGTAGGTCACATAAAAGGGTTCACCTTCTGGGGGAAATACCTTGATAACCCTAGCCCAGAGTTCTTTGTTCCCAAGCTTTTCTATCAGGGTCTTATAGTTTATCCTTTTGAACAGCTTGAACTTGCAATCAGATAGAAGAAGATGGTCTCCCATAGGTCCTCCAATAATGAGACCCCCATTGCATTTTGAAAGGTAGTAGAAGCTTCCCTTCTCTCCCCAATAGGTCATGTAGAAGGTTTCCCCATCCGGCTGTGTTACAAGGATAGGTTGCTTCCAGTAATCAGGGTCTTCCTTTAGTGTCTTAATCAGTTCGTCGTAGTTCATGATAATAAGGTGATGATTCTTTCAGTAAGGTCAAAGCAGAGGGGGTAGAAGGTATGTTGGCTGTTGATGTTTACTTTGTAAACCCTTTCGGAGTAGTCCTTATTCCCTCGCTGAATTTCATAAATGGCTTTGAGGTGGCCGAGGTTAGGAGCATAGAGAAGGTCCCCGGATTGGTCAGCAAACACAAGTCCTGCATACCCGGAGATTCCGTCGTTAGCCATATCGAGTTTCAGATGGGGTTCGCGCAGGATGAATACCCCATAAGGGTTCCCTGCTAGCGAGGAGAAGACGTGTCCAAGGTCATGGTGACCATGCTGTTCCATGGAGGTGAAAGTCTGGAAAGTCCACTGACAAATTTGGGTGAGTTTTTCCGACACACTCTCCCCTCTGTCAAGAGGGTGCTCATAGAAATCATAGGTGAATTTCCCTTTCGGAATCCGGTACAGTGCTCCCTCCCTTACAAGGAAGATTTCGCAAGGTTTTTCATCGACGGTATAAAACCCTTCTGGTAAGTTAATTCCTGCTTTCATTAGAAGGTAAAAAGTTTTTTGAATAGAATGTACTCATTGGAGGGGGTGAGGATGCCATGGGTAATAGGGTTTTCTTCCCCGTCCTTCCTTAATATCTCCTCAACTTCCTCACAGTTAAGCCAAGGGAGCCTGCTGAGTAACCTCATTTCATCGTTATCTGAATTCCCAGTGAGTTCAAAAATCTCACGGTTCTTTATCGCCCTTGAACTCATGATAGCAAGAGCGTCATCTCCTAAAAAGATGTACCGCCTTTTGAAGGTTACATGGAAAGTTCCATCTGCTTTATCCAACCAGAGATTGAAAATGTATGGGGTTTCAAGAAGGTCCCTCTGAATACGTAAGTAGGATTCCACGTCCGAGAGTGCAAGGTCTTCTTCGAGAAGCTTAAGAGTTCTCAACTTCCCCTTTGCATTTCGTGCTCCCCACGTATGGACTAGCTTGGAAATCATAGCATTGGAGAGACCTTCGGTTACGTATTCTTCTAGTGTATCTTTCATTATTGTAAGGTGTGGAATTTATAACCCCTCACTTTGGCTAAGTCAAGAGGAATCGAGTTTCCTACTACGTCATAGTAGCCACACTCTCCCACTTCTACTTCATCGGTAACATAGAGAGAGCCATCCCTTCCAAAGTAAACGTACTGGTATCTCTCATTCTCAATATCAGCAGGGTGATTATCGAAGAGGTTCTTAGGGTCGGCCAAGTCCATGGCATAGACCCCACATCCGTCCTCGATTATGTCCGACAAAGTTTGGTCGAACTCCCACTTGTCAATGTGCTTGACCGTGGAGAAGCTACCGTTAACTACCCTCAAGGTAGCAGAGGAGTCCATCCATCCTTCTTCATCTACAAAGGATTTCTTTCCACTATCCCAGCGGTAAATCCTTCCAAGTACTTCCACCTCGCCAAGAGATGTGAACAGGTGGTCCAGCTTTTCTGCGAAATCAATCGAGTTCATACACGTCTACAACGCCTCCCCCTACTACTTCAAGTTTCTTCATCTTCTCCACAAGTTCTGCCAAGTCAGCACGCATGGATTTCAGTTCCCGGTTCAGGTCCACGGTATCGCATTCCATGTCCTGATACATTGCCGTGATAGCACGGATAAGGAGCAGGTCCTCTTCCCGCTTGTTAATGCTGGGGCTAGCCATGGCTCGAAGGAACCGGGCCATGTTCATCATGAACGAAGCGTTCACACGGATGCCTTGCCACTCAGCGAGCGCATCGTCCAAATAGAACAAAGCCTTGCTTACGTCCTCAAGACGCTTCTCTTGACCGCCTTTGATTCCACTGCGCCAGAGGTACTTGATGCAGTTGCCCAGACCGAAGGGGAGATACCGGGAAATTTCAAGGCACTCAATGCCGGATGGGTGGGAGGTGTAGTGGTTGGGGTGAGACACGATGGGCTGTTCGTCCAGAATGGTTTTAATTACGTCAGTTTGGTTCATGTTAGTTTTTGTCGTTGAAGATTAGAATGATACGTACAATGCGTACAAGAAGTACCATGGAAATACAGCAGGCTACGCCTACGTAGATTCCATAGATTGCCATACCAAGAAGAGCAGGTAGAACGTCAAGTACGGTGAGTACGAGAAGAACGATTAGTACGGGGAGAATGGAACGCATCACTGCGATGCGAAGACTATCCCACTTGCGAACTAATTTATGCGGAAAGGTATCGGTCCAGTTCATATTCCTTGTCGTAGAGTTGCTTGCGAAGCTTGTTTAGCTTGCTCATTTTCCTGCAAAAAAAGATGCAGTTGATGATGGAGATAAGGGCCATTAACCCTGCTAAATAGGGTACAATTTGTTTGTCCTTAACAAGGAACAACATGAGACCATAGGCTCCCAAAATCAAAAGCTGTACCTTATAGTATCGGTCTACCTGTTTACTGACCTTGTGGGATTTCTCCCTTAGTTCTTCTATCTCTTCTATTTCTCTCCGTACTCTTTCTTCGTTCATTAGACTAGTTCATTCAGGGTTCGGTCAATAACGTTGGTGTTTCTATTCTGCTTACCAGTAATGGTGATAATGAAGTAGCAGGTGACTCCCAGTGCAAACAGGTCAATTAGGTCTGAATTGCAGAAGAGAGTGAACAGAAGCATCGGTACAAGGCTGGCTACCTTAATCATTTCCAGCATACTGTTGCGGTTAATGAGTACCTTTACTTTGTCTACCTTTTCCTTCCGGGTTTCTGTTTCTTTGTCTTCGTTCATGTGGCTGGATGATAACATGTGGAAAGGAAATGTCAAGGGGAAACTTTAAGTCTCCCCTATAATTTTTATTACGCACTAAGCTGGAATGACAAGGCTCCCATCCTAGGTACGTAAATCTTCACCGGATTGTATGGAGCAAGAACTTTGGACAGCTTATCTCCGTCCATGCCACGAAGGCTATCATAGCTCCAACCAATCTTTCCTTCCTCTACATGGTCAGGTACAGGAAGCTTTGCCTCTTTGATTTCCTTAATAATACTATTCATGGTGACGAACATTTTACTACAGGGGTAGCTCTATGTCCAGATTAAAATAGAGCTGGGAATTTTCTAGAAGGATTATAAATAGTGGTTACTTTCTTTAGGGTGGTGTAGTAGAGGTTGATGACTTTGAGAATAATCTCTGCCTCTACTTTCTGTGCGGCTTTGAATTCGTCCGTCGTCCCTTCCAACATAAGCATCCGCTTGTAGATGGAGTGAAGAGTATTGAGATTCTTTTCTCCTTTCTCAATCGCCTCCTTCACATCGAGGTTTCCCTCTAGTAGCAGGATGCTATCGTTGTTCATCTTCATGGCCACCTCGAACGCTTCGTTCTTAAGGCGATAGAGAAGACGATAGTTCATGAACTCATTGTTCAGTTCCTTTAATTCCAGTACAGCCTGTCGTTCTTCCTCCGTGAACTGGTGGTCCCTGCTGATACCCAGCACGGGCTGGGCCAGCAGGATTGCGAATACTGCGAACTTAATTCTTCCCTTCATTTTCTTTACGGTCAAGTTCTTTCAGCAGGGTAATCTCTTCTTCGGTCAATCCCTTCATTTCTAAATCTGTAGCAGTAAAAACCTTGCCATTATGTAGTGTTTGAATAGCAGGGATAGGGTAGTCATCTATCATATAGGTGCTGAATCTTACATCAGGGTCATCGAAGTCATCTGGAATACGTGTCTCTTTGTCATGCCTGTTTTCGATTACCTCAAGGCACTTGGAAAGGGGTACACCCCTGTGGTAGGTAAAAAGATTACAGCCCATCTTCTCTCCTACCTTATATTCATAGGTGATGGCTACGGAGAACTTCCCTTCACCCATCTTGTAAAGGGAGTAAGTAATTGCGTCAGATACGGAGTTCATGTCTTTCGTTTTTGTAAAAGGTTAAGAATCTTTCGGTTTGTTCACTATCGAGGGAATCAGAAGGGGCAAATGAAATGCAAGGTCCCATGCCGAAGAGGTCAATGGTTTCAACAGAGATTACGTTTGCACCAAGTTCTTTGTTCCCCTGCTCTCTATCCTCTCGAGTAAGTCGTCCATCATCTTCAAGTTCATCCACCTGCATGTTGTTCCTGTTTTCCAAGATAGTCATGCAGAAATCGAAGCTCTCATTGGTGTACAGCCTTACCACTTCAATGTCTTCACCGCCATTAGTTTCCATAGTCAGGGCCAAAGAGAACTTCCCCTCTTCCGGTCCGGCATAGAAGTCATACGTTAGTCTTTCTGAAATGTTCATCGTAGGTTTGTTTGATTCTTAGATATTCGTGAGCAGGGAGTTCGCCAACCCGCATGGACCATTCTCTACTTTCTGTGAATAGGTAGGACTGTTCAACGGAGATGGAGGAGTAGGTGTCCAGTAGTTCGTTGGAGCTAAGGTCGCTTGGTTCTTCCTCTATCAGGTTCGCCCCTGCGTCAAGCTTTTTAACATAGTCGAGGGCAATGTCAAGAAATAAATTTGTCTTCGCCCATATTGGAAATACTTTCTCGCCTTCACTGAAAAGGAACAGGGACCACTTCCCATCTTCATTCTTTATCAGGTCGAACATTGCTGTTTTCATCTTCCATCATTTTTACAATTTTGTAATGGACCTGTTCGGGAATATCACTATCTGCAATCCAGCTATGAACCGTTCCCTCTTGACTAACGCATTCTTCTGCTACAACCCTAACTCGATTGTCATTTATCCAAACATCATACCTTTCTTGCTTGTTGCTGTAGTCGTCCTTCGGCGGCCGCTTCCTGTTCTTAATAATCTCAAGGGCCTTGTCCAGTTCATAGGGGCCATTGTAGAAAAGGACGTTAATCTTTTCAGGAAGCGGTGCTTCACGGAATATGGCTACATGGTATCGAAGGGTGCCATATTCCCGGTACAGTGAATAGGTGGTATGTGTTTTCATATATTCAATTTGCTTGGGTTGAGTAAGTTAAGTTCGGTGTTTGATATTGATGGACTAATGAGCAGGTAGGGTTTTTTGTAGAAGAGGACAGGAATGGAACCCACTAATAGATGGTCGTCTATTCGGAGTTTATCATACTCTTCTTTCAAACCGAAGTCGTTTGATAGAGTTGCCTGCTCCCGTACTAAGTCTTCACTTCTCAAGTGTATAAAATCTATACCCCTTCTAAGTGAATCCGTGCAGAGGATGGCGTAAGGGTAGTGGGATATTCCGTCCTCGAAAGCACAGATGGAGTAAGCCTTACTTCCACTGTTCTTGTAAATCTCGAATCGCTTCATCTGGTAGAAGGGTTAGAAACTTTCTCCGTTCTTCTTCCGTCATGTCATGGTCAAGGAACTCCCATCCCGTACTGGCATCCCAGCTTACAAGAACGTCCCCATTGGTATTCTCCAACCAGATGACTCTCTTCTGGTGTGCCGTTCTTCCTTCGCTCTTAGGTAGTCCCTTCAAGCTATCCCGGTTCATGGCAATCCTGCAAGCCGTCTCTATGGTAACACTCCTTTTAATATAGATAGGAAGATATTCCCTGTATTCAATTCCTCTCTGCTCTACTTCCAAGAGGATGACAACATCATAGCTATCCCTGCGGTTCCCACGGGTGATAGTGAATGCGGTAGATACGTTCATAAATATTTCTTAAGGGTTTCGAGTTCTTTTTCAGTAGTATAGTAGATGTTAATGTCCGTCCTCATATAAGGCTCCCCTGTATCATCTGCTTCAACATGGCTTTCGTAGATAGCGTAGCCGTCTTTATCTGGAATACTTTCAGGAAGTGTACACTCCTCTCCGTTCATGAGAAGCTCCATGGCTTCTTCCAAAGAGTTGTGAAGAGAGTAGTGAATCTGCCTACAGTCGCCTACGGATTCCCGGTACATGTTCAATTCGTATTCTCCAGTATCATTTACCCGGCATACCATGAACGTCGTAAACTCCAAGTCTTTAGTATTGATATTCATTACAGGGGCATCTTAGGCATTACGGTGAGTTCCTTGGTCAGGAGCATGGAGGCTTTGGACATGCGCATGTACTTGCCCATTTCAGTTAGCAGGAGCATAGAGAGGGCGGCAGAGTTCCCTACCCGTCTATCACTCTCTACGCCATTGCGGTCCAGACTAGCGGACAGGTGGAGAGCAAAGAAGGCGAGTGCGTACTTGTACAGGTACTTGTGATTCTGTAGCAGGTTGGAGACTGCCTTCCCGTCCAGTCCAGAATATGCAGAGCGGTCAGTCATATCCACTTCCGTTACCGCTTCAATGTGCTTGTGGTAGGAAATGATGGCACGGGTAAAGCTGGAATGGAATACCTGCTTAATGTCATAGTTGTTGGTAGGGTCTTCAAAGAAAGCAATAGGATTTTCTACACGGCAAAGAGTGAGAGCATCCACTAGAAGGCAGTTGCGATGGGTGGAGGGGGCCATCATTTCGAATACCATTTGCTCAGGGGTTTGCTTCTTTTCCCACGCCATAGCAATTACTTCCTTGCTGGGGGAGCCGTCCTTGTAATCCAGAATATTGTTAGAGTTTTCCATTTTCGAGTCTATTGTTTTGAAGTTTTTGTTTGATAAGCTTTTTGGTGTAGTAAACGTGAATACCGATAAGGGTATAGAGTAGTACCGCAAACAGTACAAGCAGGGTGATTAGGAGGGTGAAGATTAACTTAATCATACTTTTCAGCGTTCATTCTATGGGCAAGGTATTTAATTTCTCTAGCCGTCAGTGCGTTGTAGTTCAGTTCGTACCTTCCGCTTTCTATCAGGAGGAGAAGCTCGCAGTCTTCCCGGTAGATAGTGCGTTGAATACTCCCTGCGGGCTTTGTCAGTTTCATTAAAGACAAGGTGTGAAGGGCGGTTCCAAAACTGGAAGCGGAGAAGTGGCGATAGAGATTCTTTTCGTCATCTTCAAACACCTGAACAAGGACTCCATTCATAGGCTTGCGGTGAATGGAGAATCCAATGTTCTTTCCTTCAAAGGGCCTCACCGTTTCGTAGCTAACGGTAATCTCCCGCCCATCCAATACGGCATTGCCGTCCGTGAAGCTCTGAAACGTGGAGAGAATCAGATTAGCGGTTAAAGGGGAAGTGTCATGTTCCAGTACGATTTTGGCCGTGTACCTGTCCTTGCTTACCTTCATGTCCGTACTGTAAACCCATTGGTTAATGTCCGGCTGGTTCAGGTATTCGGTGAGCAGAATTTGACTCTGCCAAGCTTTCAAAAAGTTCAGTTTAGTTCTTGCCATTTTTTGTTCAGTGAATTATAGAGTTTAGTCCAGTTATCGAATTTTGAAATTAGTTCCTTGTTCATGAAGCATACCCTTGCATAGGTAGGTATTTTGTGGAGCACCGCCATGCGGAAGGGAGTAACGAATAGCCGTCTCTGAAATGTCGGGAAGCATACCTTATTGTTCAGGAATAGTTCTACGTATAGTACCTTCTCTCCGTCTATCTCTGCTTCCGTCTCTGTTTTTACTTTGCAACCTAGGTTTTCTAGTTCCTCTACATACTTCTTCATACTATGTCGTTAATGCTAAAGTGAGGGTACTTGTTTGAAAGTTCAGGGTAAATCTCATATTCAATCATTCCCTTCACCCTTTCAATTTTCTTGGAAGCTTCAACTGCTTCATGAATAAATACCGCTAGCTTGGTTCCCCGGTTCTTCAAACTGATGCGAATCTTGTCTGCTTCCTGCGCCCATTCTCCGATAAACTTGTTCATTTCATCTCGCCAGTTCTCCCGTAGCCGTCCTTTATCGTCCAGAATGGGCAGGAAAATATCATAGTAGTTATGCTTTACTGTTCCGTCTCGCATCAGGGTGCTAAGTGAAAAGAAAATTTCCATCTTGTCCCTTCCCGGACGATTCATCACAAGGGCAAAGTCCATTTCACTTCCTACTTCTTTCTTACCACGCATGACTATGGCCGTATTCAGTTCCGGCATATCAGTCCCATTTAATACATCCGAAAGGCGTACATAGTCTTCGTGCCTGATTACCCTATGCTTTCCGTCCTTCCGATAGAACCCGTCCTTGTATATCGCAACCTTCAAAGTTTCAAGTAAAGCTTCTATGGCTTCGTATTCGGTAAGGGTTGCCAACATGACGGGCAAGGTTTCTTTCTCCCGTTCAAGAATCTTATCTACTAATTCCTTTTCGTTCATGGCTTAGAGATTTGCGTATTCGGTTGCGTACTTGGTAGCTTCTTCCGGGTTGCTAAAAAGTTTGGCCTTGCACCTTTGCCCGTTGAAGGAAGCAACTTCATACTGGCCATCACTAACTTTGCTGATATGGACAGTGCAATCCCTTCCGTTTCTCTGACTGGAAATAGAGGATAAGACCTTAGGTTGAGCCGTCTTTGCTACGGTAGAGCGGGCAAGGTCAAAGTTGCTATATACTCTTCCGAGGCTGAGGGGCCACGGGTAAGGCCTTGCGTCAAGGCTCATAAATACAAGGTCCATTCCTTCCGGGTAGGTGAAAAAGTCCCATGTCTTAGGTGCCATTTCTTCATCCCATTTAATGAAGTGAGTTATGCTAAAACCTGCACCCGTACTAGCATAGTAGGGAATCAGGTCTTCGAAGCAGAAAAGGAATCTTGCTCCCAGTTTCTCAACGGCGTAGTCCACCAGAACCCTACCGTTACCCCGTCCCTGATTGAGGGGTGATACCATAAGGGAAGCAAGTTCACCGTCCCTAGTTACGCACGCAACGCCCGCAACGAACCCACAACCTACCAGTTTGAAGCAGGTGCATCCGTTCTCTTCGTACCATTCGGCAGGATAAAGCGTTAAGTGCGCTTTGTCCATTGCGGACAGATAGCCATAAATCTGTTCCGTAATAAGGGCCATTTCTTCACTGCTAATAGTTACTATATCCATATTTTTAGTTTTGTTTAGTTGTTGTACTTCTTAGGTACGGCGGAATAATACCATAAGGGAAAGGGTTGTCAATACTTTTTTTACTCCCTTACAATATAGTTTCCGTTTTCAAGCTTGTAAATATAGGTATCACCTTCTAATTTGTTGTAGACTTCTTCCGCCTTTTCAGTTTCATCCATGCCTTCCACGTAATCTTTGTCCAGTAGGTAATCGTATGCTTCAACTAACCCGCTATCATCATATTCCGTGAACTCCGAAATGATAAACCTGTCAATTTCTACATCCTCGCCAAGCTCATTAAAGTATTCAACAATATGCCTCAAAGCTGGAAAGGTATAGCTATCTTCCAAGCTAGTTCCTCTAAGCCATTTATAGAGTTCAAATTCCGTAGTGATTGATTCTTTCAGTGCCATATTTTTAGTTTGTTTAGTTTGTTTAGTTTATTTGTTGTACCTCTTAAGTACGGGGGAATAATAGCATACGGGGAACGGTTGTCAAGAATTTTCGATAACTTTTTTCAACTTTTCTTTCTGGTCTTTCGTAAGCTTCTCAAAATTAGAGGAATACACCGTTTCAACTTTCCCGGTGTAGATAGCTTGAACGACAACGGGAACAGAGTAATTATTAAAATAGGAACGAAGATGCGCATTGAATCTCTTTGATTGTGAACTGAATCCATCAGCAGGGAGAGATTCTTCTCCTTCGTCCCTAATACTAAGTACCTTGCATACAGTTTCAAAGTCTATATGCTCATAGTTCCGAAGGGTTGTACAACTTTGTTCCTCACTATCTTCGGCGGTCAGGACAAGGTTGAACTTCCCTTCTTCGTCCTCCATGTACAGATTAAATGTAACTTTTTTCATTGTGTTTTTCTCTTTCGTTTTCTAGATTTTTTATAGGTTCGCTTGCCTTTGGCTTCCGGTAAGTATTCTTTTGCAATTTCTCGGGGAATTTTGTTTGAGGTTATTAGATGCTTGCCAAGATAAATAACGTAGGTTTTACTGGTTGAGCGGATGAAGAAAAACCTAGTGGAAAAATTGAGCAGGGAAGAAAGGTAGTTGTAGTAATTTTCAGCTTGTACAGGAGTATTAACGTCATCATTTTTCACCAGTACATACCTTTTCGCAAGCCTTACATTTTCCCCTAGGAGTTCTATTCTCGGCGCAATGGACCTGTAGCTTTCAACCTTGTTTTTGCAAAGGTCAAGGCAAATCTTAGCCATGCGAGAAATTTCTTCCGGCTCGCAAAATATAGGCTGGAGTTGCCCGTTGAGCGCAATTAGTGCGTTAAGCTCATTATTTAGCTTGACAACGTGGCAATTCTCCCGCTTGCCGTGAAAGCTGATACCAATAATTTCCCCTTTAAAACCAAGTATGTCTCTCTTGTACATTAGTTTTCAGGAACATACACATTTCCTTCAACGTCCTGCTCAATGTCGGAAAGGCATCCCTTGTACCCGCAATATGGGCAACCGTCCTCACCAACTGAAACAATGCCTGCCCATTCACAATTATTGCACTTTACCGCATCCCCACGGCCATACTCAATTCTCTCAAGGTTCTTAAACTCAAGGTTTTCCCCTTCGAGCGTGTAGAATCCGTCAATCGTTACGCCCGTTTCGGAAATTAGAGTACCGGGAAGCGGTTCGTTCGTATGCTCCATGCTGAATTCTACCTTCGGGTTGCTGGAAATATCTTCCTTGTTCTGGATTGCTTCCTTTACTCCCCTTAGTGTATCAACGGTGAGAGAACACTTATATCGGCAAAGTGCAAAGTCCTCACGGTAAAATACCAGTACGTATTCCCCGGTATTTCTTCGGTACACTTGGTACGTAACGTATTCTATGGGGTTGTAGTCAATCATTTTCTTAGTTGTTTTTGGTTAATTTTTGTTCAATTTCCTGCACAAGTCGGTTCCGATAGTTAGAAATTTCTTCGGGAATGTTATGGTATCTTTCAATCTCCCTATTCTCCCGCATGGTCTTAATGTGCCCTACTAAAACCTGATAATATATCTTAGGGAGAACCTGTTTTGAAATTTCCAGTTCTTTCTTAATTTTTGGAAGTGCTTCTTTCTCTAATTCCTTTTCAAGGTTAGCACAAAGCCAGATTCTTTTAGCAATATCCTC